TTAAGATTGTAATTCTAATAATTTTTTAGTGGCCCATTGCTCACACTCACTCGCAGTATCTGGAGTAGCTGTATAACGTTTGCCTAAATAACGGACAGTGATGCGCCACGCGTCTCCGCGCTTAATTGGCTTTTGCATAATAACACTCCAAATTTCATGGTACTGCAATGGAAATATAAAGCGTTTTTTAATGCGAATTTTGAATTGACCAATAGACAATAAAAAAACCACCTAATTCTTTCGAATTAAGTGGTTTTTAAATTTTGGAGCGGGAAACGAGACTCGAACTCGCGACCCCAACCTTGGCAAGGTTATAATAAATATTAAATAACAATGGGTTATATTTTAATGGTGCCGAAGTGGTGTCGAATAATTTTTTACAATTTTATATCTCTTTACTATATGATTTTATCAAAAATTAATCAAAAATTTAATATATGAAAAACTTCTTGATTTTTGCACTCTCAATAGTAGGAATTTTTTTATTATGCTTGGGTTTATCTTTTATTATTAAAAGAACAATTGGTCTAGATGGAGATTATTTATCTGCATTCGCAACAATAGTTGCCGCATTGGTAGCATTTTATCTTTTTAATGATTGGCGTGAACAACATCGTCTCAATAATTTAGAATCACTTAAATTTTCATTAAATCAGGGGTTTATAGAAATGGACTTGGCTTATAATGAGCTAAGAATTTACTTATGTGATCCTGATACCCAAAAAAATATCAGTTTGAGTCAATATGCATTGATTAACAATAAGTTAGATCTCGCTATTGAATCATTTTGCTTAGACCTTTGTCATTACGAAAGAATCATAAAAGAATTAAATATAAATAAAGAAAAATTAAATGCTTTACCTATTGATGTTCAAGAAAAAGCTTTAAATTTATATCAAATCCTTAACCCTGGATTTATGATTAACGATTTTTATAAAATGGTTGAAGAGTTACAACCAATTTTGATGTCTAGAACTATATATTCTGAATTTAAAGTATTGAAAATAAATGTTAATACAGATATTCAAAAAATTATTCTAGATTATTTAAAAAAATAAAGGTGCATAAGGCACCTTTTCAATTTTTACGTCTCGACTGCCGTTGCTGCCTTTGTCTATTTAAATTTTCAAGGATAGGAATAACTTCATTTGGATCGTAAAGATGCTTGCCATCAGTCCCTTTATTGAATGGACGAAGCTCATCAATAATCAATTTACGAGACAGGCTATAGCGATCCATTAACCATGCTGCCGTAACACGGTTAGGTATTTCCTCAGCTTTCATTTCAATGACTTTCCCAACATTAGGGATAATCTCATGAATGAATACCTGAGGTGGTTTTTCTGCTTCAACAACGACTATATATTTTCCCATACCTTTACCTATCTAATTACCCCTAAATACTGCAATGTTCTCAAGAGTGACCGCAGAGGGTCAGCAATACAGTCACTCATGTAGAACATCGCAGCTCTAAAATTGTTTTTACTTTCTCCAAGTTGCTTCTTTAAATTTCACCTCATCCACCAAGCTGTCGATTTGAGACGGGTTCACATTGTCGTAGTAATGGTTCATCAGGTTGCCGAACACAATAAGTGTTCGGGCAGTAGAGGAGTAACGGAAGCTCATAGTTAGTCCTCCAGTAAATAATCTGGTTCGTTGGAAGCGGCATTTTCTAATTCAAAGCGACGTTTTTTAACGGCTCCCATGAGCTTTGGTTGAATTAGTGGATCTCGTCCTGAAACATCAATTTCCAAAGCATCTAAAGTGGTAAGGTCGGATGCGGTCTGGATTTGAACCAATAACGATGGAGGCTCACTATCTATAGGCTTTAATTCTGCAAGTTCGGTTAAACGTTTATGTGTAGCTTGAAGTAAAGGTTCCATTTGCTTATCAGTCCACGCACGTGTATAGCTATAAACAGCGTTTACTTCTGCAGGTGTCTTTGACTCACTAACTCGTTGTAGAAGGGTATCTAAGGTTTTTTGATAATCATCTTCGATACTTTCGGTTCTTTGCTCTACTTTAGGTAATGTCTCTTTTTCAACATCATTTGATTTTGAATTTTGGACATTTGAAGCATCGGTAATATTTTCAAAAGGTATGCGCTTAACTTCTGAGAGCTCAGCTTTTACTCGTTTATTACGTTGTCTTTTCGGCTTGTCATTAAATCCATCTTTAATTTCAACATCGCTAATTACCTGACCGAATGTCGCGCCAATTGCTTTTAGCTGCAAAATTGCATTTTCAACATCTGCCTGAGCAAAACCATTCATTACACTACAAAGAATCTCGCTATTTTCTTCATCAAACTTCGTTCTCAATATGCGAGTCGGCATTACAATATAGATTTCTTGTTCTGCTTCTACATCGTGGGGAGTTAAAGGCTTGGTAAATTCAATACCAGCTAGTTCCATTAATTCAGTTTTAATACAAAACTCGTAATAGGGAAGCCCAAATACAGTTGCAGGCATTTGATCAAGTGAACTGAAAGAACTATCAGCTTTAAGTACGCCATCGCCAGCGTAGCGACAAAGAACTGTTTTACCTTTCTGGAGAGCAGCAAATGCTTCAGTTGCGTTTAATAAATTAGACATAAATAGCTCTCCTTATCAGTGGTGCAATGACGATGGTTGTTGTGTTTGCTGCGGAACATTTTTAGAGCTCCATCCCATTTGATCAGCACGTGCTTGGCATGCTCTATTGATACCCGCCTCATAAGTAGTACCTTTAAACTTCTTAATCGCAGCATTTAAGATGTTAGTGTCTGGTGCATCTTTAATTGCTTTTAATGCATCTTGATAAAGTTGGTCTTGAGTACGAGGTGGCTTCTGGTTGCCACCCTGAGCGGTTGTCTGATTATTCTGATTTGTATTTTGACCTGCTGGGGTAGAGGCATTTTGCTCTAGGTAGGCATAGTCATAGTTGTATAGATATTTACTTCCATCAAAATTACCGAGGTAAACATCAGCTGCCACACCAACAGCTTTAAACGCTACTCCTAAAGCATCAGTAACGGCTTTTTTATAACCTTCATCAATCGCTACTAATTTGCCTTTGTGAATTTCAGCAATTGCTGAACCACCGTTGCCGAAAAATTCTTCACCCCAAACACCATCAATCTTAGTTTTTACTGCTACTTCAGCAAAAGCCATAATGGTTCCATCTGGAGCAGTTTCAGACCATAAACGAACATGTCTATAAGTCCAGCCATGACCAACAGGACCAAAGGCCTGAGTCATAGCCATTAAACGCCATTGAGGGTTAATGTCTGACTTGCCTTTCAAATAACCAATCTCAATCTTTTTAAGAAAATTGGTAGGCGTCTGCTTAACTGCATTCCAAATATGTAAGTTGTCTTTTGAATTTTCAGTAGTCATTTTTCTTATCCTTATTTTGAACCTGTAAAGCCGCGCTTCTTTTTATAAGCTTTGCGGTCATACGAAGGGATGTTGCAAAGTTCAAGGGCAGTCGCTAATGCTTTTTTGCGCTGGAAGCTAATCTCATTCATTAAGGCTGTATAAACCTTAGGACGCTTCGCTTTAAACTCTTCGACATTTAAAGGAGTCTTTACTTCACCTTTTACGGTGTACAGCACACTGCAATTCGCATTAGCTGCATAAACAGTCCAGCCGATACGGACAGAGTAGAGACCAGTTAAGCGGTCAAGGCCGATATAGGCTTTAACACCGTCTGGATGTGGTTTGAATTGAGCATTCATGATTAGCCTCCCATCATCCAAGATGCAGCAGATACAGCAATCACCCAAAGGATGAATGAAAGGGCAATAAACTTAATGAAATCGATGACGTTCGCTTTAATTGTGGCGAAACGAGACGGGCGCTGTTCTTCAACAGTTGGGTGTTGAAATAGGCGTGATGTGGTTTGACTAGGAATAGGGTTTTGTTTCATACTTATCTCGCAAAGTTTGCAAAGCCCCGTTGCCGTCCAAAGTTTCGGGGCTTTTTGTTGTCTACGAGGTTTAATTTAGTATTTACTAAATAGTTAGTCAAGATATTTAGTGAATTTATTTAGTGAAAAATTTCATATATACTAAAAACAATAAAACCCGCTAAATGCGGGTCAATGGGTGAGGGGGAGTTAGAGCCTCCCCCTCGGTTTTACGCAAAGAACGAAAAGATAGCTATTAAGGCTAAAGCCACCTGGTGTATGTCCACCTTGAGGTTTAACTTGTAGCCATCTTTAGTTTTTTGCAACGTCAATGTAATCATTGAAATATCTCTGACACATTGGCGAGCGCTCACCAATTGAAATGGTGGAATTTTATATAGCGATTCGCCAACCGCTTGCTCCGAAAGTGTGCGCACACCGTAGGAGCGACAGCTCAAGAGTTTAACTATAGCATCTCGCTACCGCTCCTAGAGCGTTCGTTATACTCAATCACCTTTAGCGACTTATCAGGTCGCAATTCGAGATTGATGATCTCGAATCTCTTAATATTTAAACTCTCTGTTGTGTCTTACAACCACACCTATAATAGAAATCTCAATTTGAGTTGAGTTGTAGGTAGGGTAGTCAGGATTTAAAGGTACTAATTCAATGACATCCACACCAAATTCATTGATTCCAATAACTCTATATTTTTTGAAAGTTGTTCTAGCTATTCCATGTTGTACTTCTTGAGCAATTACTAAAGAACCAGGTTTAGGTTCAAGTGCTGCATCAATTACAATTTCATCTCCAGGCATGAATTCTGGAGCCATGCTGTTTCCCTCAACTTTAAGGGCAAATACGCATTCAGGTTTATAACCTTGGTAGGTTGTATAACTTTGGTCAATTGGATTGATACCATCATAACCAACATCGTGGAATAAACCCGCTTGAACAAAATCAAGAAGTGGTATCTCTCTCAATTTATTTGTAGATAGGCGAACGTTATTTCCTTGTGCTAAAGGAACTTGTGCAAACTCATCTTCCAAATCTAGAAAACCATCTATCCAACCGACTTTCTTTTCAAGATTTCTTGCTGCACGCTCACCAAAACTGCCATGACCATTAATCATTTGAGAAATATGGCTTGTGCTTAAATCGTAATGCTCACAAAACGCGACATCACTTTTAAATTTGCCAGACTCTATTAAAGCATCAATAGCTTTGCGCAGATTTTTGCGTCTTCTGGTAACCGTATCCATAGCCTCTATTTCATATAGTTTTTAGTAAAAAGTAAATTCGTGTTTGCTAAATTTAATTTGACTTGTTTAGTAATAAAAATTAGTATTTACTAAATAAATTACTAAAGGAGATACTATGTCTTCTTCTAATACAGAACAGTTAAAAGTTTATTTATCAAAGATGACTATCGAAGAGCGAAAAGCTTTCGCAAAAGCTTGTCTTACGACCTTAGGAAATCTCCAGCAAATCATTTATGTCAACAAGAAATGTGGCGCTGCGCTTGCAATTCGAATTGACAAGGAGAGTAAAGGGCAGGTGCCTTGTGATGAACTCTGTCCAGATGTCGATTTTAATTACATTCGTAGCCAAGCATTAACCGCTTAGGAACCAACATGAGCAAATTATCAATAGTTCTCTCTGCAAGTGCCAGAAATGATGCATCTCGCATATTGCATGGTCTTGATTCAGGTAATCAGAAAGAGATTGCTGAACAATTAAAGGTTGATCCAAGTACTATCACTCGCCTTAAAACTGACAAGAAAAACAATGGTTTGAATGAAATTGAAATGTTTTGCGAGCTATTGAGTCTACTTGGATTAAAGGTCGTACCTAAGGATTATCAAAGCATTGATAAAGAAAGAGTGGCCGCTCTTCTGGTGATGTCGAAAAGCTGGATGAACCGTATAGAAACGGTGGATGACCTTTTCCATGACGAAATCAGCGGACAAAAAGAAAAACTCGGATATTAAAAAACCACTACCTGCGGTAACAGGAGTGGTTTTGTATTCACAAATCTAGGAACCCATGAATATGCAAAACAATTTATCAGAACAACCAATTGAACTCAACTCAGAAGAATTTGTAGTAGGTGACATGGTGGTTGTTAATGAGTTGGATCATAACGAAATTTTTGAAGTATTTGGTTTTTACTACAGCACCCCTAAACGACTTTTTGTTAAGTCAGCATGCGGTAAGCAGTTAGCTTTACCAGTTCAATTCTTTAGATCGGCATCAATTGCTGAGTTAGAAGCAAAACGTCGATTAACTACAGAAGAATTAGCACGGGCGGAGGTGTCATGAATCAACAATTCAAACATCTTCCAGAACATAAGCAGAGAGAAGGCATCCAGTCTTGGTATGAGCCTGCTCTTAATCTCCTAAATAAAATGCTTGAACGAAACAAAGCAAATCTCCGTAAGCGTGGATACAACGAAAAGAATGCAGCCATCACACGGGAAGAGTTTAGACAAGAACTCGCTTGCTGTGGCCGCATTACTTTGTATTTGGCAGGGGAAATTGAAACGAGTTTGTATAAGGCTCAAAAGATTCAATACATGGGCGGATATGTAAAGCCTAAGGCTGGTGAGTAATGAGTCTGGACGCAACTATTTGGGCTTTTAAAGCCGAGGTTAAAACCTCAAGTCAGAGACTCGTTTTATTGGCTTTGGCTGATAGAGCTGGAGAGTCACACAAGTGTTACCCAAGCATTAAGCGAATGGTTAAAGACACTGTCCTTAACCGTAAAACGGTGATCAAAGTATTAGATGAACTTGAAGCAATTTCTTTAATTAGATTTACAGGTGAAATCACAGGGAATGGTGTCAAGGTTTACCAGTTAATAGGTGTGATGGGGCGTGAAGAAAATGATTTAACCAGTCCCAAAAAGGGGACTAGTACCAATAACGGAACTAGTTCCAATTTCGGTACTGGTTCCAAAAACGGTACTAGTACCAATAATGGGACCGCAACCAGTCCCAAAAACGGTACTGAGACCAGTCCCAATATTGGGACACAGAACCTATCAGGGAATCTATCAGAAGAATCTAAAAATAAAAAAACATGGTTGAGTTTGAAAAAACTTGGTGAAGAAATTCGTTTGGCAACTGATCAGGAAACTTACGAGCAAATCAAAAACGCGACTTGGTTCGATCGTGAGTTACGAGCATTTGAACTCTACAACGCCGAGAAGAATCTTTGTGATGAACTCATGCATTACCACTTTGCAGATTGGTTAATCAACGCATGTGGAAAATACCAAGCACGTGAACAGACAGGTTTCCGAAATTCAGGGTCGCAGGTTCGGTGCTCGCCGGGCGCACCGCACCAGTTGAGCGACAAACAGATTCACACCTTTGCTCAAAAACTCTCTCAACATCCTGAGTTCGCAAGTCAGTTTGCAGCCGCAGGGGAAAGCTACGATCAACTCGCAGCACGTATCGCCGTGAAACTTAGCGATCCAGCTCAGGCTAAACAATGGGAACCGTATCTCAAGCAAGTCGGGTTCAAAGGCTCATTGCAGGGGGCAGCATGACAGACCTCTACCATGTCAACGTAGCGCTCTTGGAAAGTGAGCTCAACGCTTTTGAAAGGGGTTTGCATGTCTAGCATGAGTTTAGCTGAATACCGTGAATTATTTCCAGTGAAGACAAAGAAGCGCCGTTCAGTAAAGCAAGGTACCAGACAGCCAAGTGAAGGCGAGACGGTACTGGCAACACACTTAAGAGCATGCAAGATCAGTTTTGAGCAGGAATATAAATTCCATCCAAAACGCAAATGGAGAGCTGATTTTCTGATTACGGGAACAAAGATATTGATTGAGGTTGAAGGCGGTATCTGGAGCGGAGGACGTCACACAAGGGGAAAAGGTTACATCGGGGATATGGAGAAATACAACGAAGCAGCAATGATGGGTTTTACAGTTTTACGGTTCAGTACAAAGCAAGTTAAGTCGGGTTTAGCAGTTCAGCAGATAGAGAAAATGGTTGGGGGAATGAATGACACTAATGATCGATAAAAAGCATGTTATGCACTCAGTGGACTGGTCTCGGTTCGATCTGGAAGGCTGGTTATATCAGTTCGGTGCATGGTTAGATCAAAAGAGTTTTACGGGTATTCCTTCTGGCGCATATAGCAATCCGATTGCCTCAGCGATGGTACAGGTTGAAAAGCAGCGCCGTTTAAAACGATTGGGCAAAAAGAAACAGCGGGAAATCATCGCCAATTACTTTGTGAGCGAAACAGATCCATTTCGTAAAACTAAATCTAAGACCCAGTGCCAGATTGATGACAATGAAGCACGCGCAGTACAACGTTTAATACTGGACTTAATGGGGCAGAGTGAAGTCATGGATGAATGGATGGACGCAATTATTGACCGTTACTTTCGTGGGCAGTCATGGCCGGAGATGGTACGAGAAGATCGTTCACAGTCAGATGCACGCAGTGACGTGAAGTGTGGATTGGCAGTGTTGCATTGTCGGTATGGGTTTGTAGCGTTTATGGGAACTTAGACTTAAAATGGTGTGGATTTTTCTATCTGAAAAAAGTTAAAAAGAGAAGGTGTCAACCACACCTTCTCTGAGTTCAGTTAAATTAAAGATATTTAATTAGTTAAAAAGCTATTATGTAAATATAGATAATCAATATTCTCATTTTTACAAACTTTAAAAGACACAAATATAGGAGTCCCCTCTAGATCAGCTATCTCATTTAATTGGTTTGAAAGAGAAGTTTGGGTAGGAATATAGTGCCTCCCATTTGTTGTTCTCAGCTTTATATTAAAAAGATAAAGAGAAGCCTTAAACTTGCTGTTAGTTGGTATCTGTATAGTTAGTATCTTAAAATTATCTTTTTTTTCCTCTTCAATTTTAAATGCATATGTGCTTGAAGAGCGGTTAAAATAATTTACAACAGGAAAAGATTCTAACTTTAAATGATCATAATTCCCATCTTTAATGGATATAAAATTATTAAGACTTTTGTTGGAATATATACATCTATTTTTTCCACAGATTAATGGATAATATTTTTTATTGTTCTGAATGGTATAAGTAGTAGATCCAAGTATATTTTTGTATTTTTTATCTACTCCCATGTCTGAAAGGTTTAACCAATGTTTTAATGGGAGAATTAGAAGCCCAATTATAGAAACAACTAAAAATGTAATTATTATAACGAATTCTGAACCAAAGTCGTTTTTTAAATTATTTTCTTGATTTTTAATCCTTTTTAATTTTGAGGTTAAAATATTTTTTGTATCACTTGGAAATGGAGGTTTATATATTTTCTTAGGGAAACTTTTATAGAATGAATTTGTAAACCAAATCAAAGATATTGCTATGGGTATTAAAATAAAGTAATGATAACTATATAAAAAACCATAATAGAAGTACTGATTAAACTCTAACTCTAAAAAATTAGCATCAAACCCTGTATTTAATGTAATTCCTTCTAAAAAGGCCTGGCCGCAAACATAAAAATATCCTAAGAAGATAGGTGTTGAAATGGCTATTAAAGAAATTATATTTTCAAATTTAACTTTTTTCATATGTGTCTTCAGTTAATCGTAATGTTGATCTAGTCCAGTCTTAAGATAAATTTTCTGCAATTCTTTAAGAGATAGAGAAATCCCTTGCTTCATGAGACGTGAATTGCGTAATTTAAATAAAATTTGAAGCTTCTCTTTAATAACTCCTTTATCGCCGTAATGTAGGGCTCTATGACAGTTTGGGCATAAGCAAACGATGTTTGAAGTAACATCTAGAGAGACATTGAAATTTAGTTGCTGGCTCATGGGTATTAGATGATGCCCCTCAACATAAAACCTCTTATTTTTTGTTATAAATGTCATATGAGATGGATCAATTTCACATTGAAATTTAGCAAGTTTCAAGGCCTTTCTACTTTTGTCTTTTGAAACCTTAAATTTAGTCTGCTGTATGGATAAAGTACTAGGTACAGTCTCTTTAACTTCAATAAGCTGTGTTATATCAAATTGTTCTTCATGACTTTGCAATGAAGCCTGGTATGAGTGATCTGATACCGGAACTAAATTAGCAAGATTTCTATTTGCATTAGCATATAGTGTTTCATAATCTTTGATTAGAATTTTGAATTGATCTTCGATGATTTGGTCATCTATAGTTTTTAATAAATCTTTTTTGTATTCAAAATTTTTAATAGCGTATTTTTGATATTTTTTACCTAAAGTTTTAGTCGCTTTTAAGTCAATACTACCTAATTTTAGATTTGAGTAAGGAGAGTTTGAGCCTACGTATTCTAATGCAAGAGAAGCGAAATCTACTAAATCATCTTGATTTGCATCTGTCACTCCTTGCAATAGCCCCATGAAGCATGAGCTCATATCAGCTGCAAACAATATACCTAGGTAATAACCACGTTGCGCCGAGTTAGTTATATCTGTATTTGTACACAAAACCCAAGGTATCTCTGCCCAATTACCTTTTCCATGTGACCAGCTTACTTCATAGCTAATAGAAGAGTCAGAATACTTATCAAGCCAGGTTTTAACTGTACTTGAAATGTCCTTAGACAGGGCTTGATAATGCCCCTGTAATTTGTTGGTATTATATGGCTGTTGTTTTGCATATAGATAATGATCAAGAACATTTAAGAAATGTTTTTTCATTTTTGATAAAATCAAGTATTTGAAAATTATTGCTTATTATATAGTCTTGATCAGAGAATATCATTATAAGTAATAAGTAAACTTGCGTGTTTTACTTCTAATTGGATAGATTAGCCTATAAAATTTAGCATATCTTTAATTTTCAAAGGAAACCATGTTGGAAGCAAATAAACTTCATTGGTCAAATCAAGCAATAGAAATTTTATCAGATAAGTACTTTCAATATTTAGAAGAAAGTAAATTAGAAAATAATTTTGATAATTGCTATACCTTTTTAGGTAAGACTATAAGTCATTCAGAAGTAAAATCATATTATGGATTAAGCAGCACAGTAAAATTAGCTGAATGTCTGTCGGGGGATAAAGCTGGGACCTTTAGCCTTTAAATAATTAAAAATTTTATGGATAAATAATGATAAAAAAATATTTAGTAAGTGGGCTATTTGCTATAAGTCTCAGCATGAATATCCATGCAAATGAGGAAACTCTAAGTACTCAGACCACTAAGCCAGGACTAACAGATCTAACGGCAGAGGCACGTATAAAATTATATAAAAATGGTTCGTTCGAGGTAGTTCTTACAAAGAGTAGTGGTGATCCGGAGCAAGATGAAAAAATTTTAAAAATGATAAGAGCTGCGGATTTTAAGATATTTCAAGAAAAATTGAATCTTAGATATAAGAATCTGGATTATCCAGTTTACTTCAGTCAACCATTTATCATTACGCCTGCTACAGAAAAAGTCAAAACCGAAGAATAACTATTATTTATCTTTTGTTGAAAACTTGACCCTGTACAGGGTAAATGCTATTTTTGCGTTATAGTGGTCGAAGTGTAAATAAAGATCACACAAGATATTCGAAAGCTCATCGTAAGGTGGGCTTTTTTGTTTTTTGTGATATAAAAAGATTTCCCATATTAAGGAGATCGAAGTGGAACTTACGCAAATTAAGGCAACAATAGATCGAGAATATGATCTCTTTAAAAATTCACCGGAATTTAAGACCTGTAAGCACGACAAAGAGAAGCAAGCTAGATTTTTAGGCCATGCATTAACAACGTTAAAGTATCCTTATACGAACATCGTTACTTTAGGCGGTGGCCGATATAAAATTTTAGGTCATCATGATTTAAATGTAGATATTGATCTATTTCAGGCTCCATCTTTTGCATCAAAGCAAGTATTTAATACGTGGTTGACTAATATCTTATTTAAACATTTATTTTCTTAAAATATATTGTAAATACATATTTTAATTTGTATTATCAATATCAAATACTGCGCTGACAGTTTTTGTTTTTGTGACCCGTTTCTGTTTAGAAGCGGGTTTTTTAATTGTAAGTATCAAGCCCTTAAAACTTTTGAGGGTTAGAGATTTTTAAATGAAATTGATATTATGAGAAAAATTATTTAGGTTTTAAAAAGAATGCTAGTAAATATTCTAATCAATAGTTTTGGTGGATTAGAGTCACGATATCATGTAAGAAATTTAGTTTTTGGTGCAATATTTGGTTTATGTGCTTGGCTATTGATTGATGCTTTAGAGTCAGGTGCAGCAAATCCAAAACCTTTATCTGTTATTGTTACTATCAAGATTTTGATTATTTTAAATTCACTTTTATATCCATATGCAAAATACTTTTATGATTATTTATGGGGATTTCTTCTGGGAGATAGAGTGTATGGATATTCTCTAAATCCTATAACAATATTTTTCGTTTTAATCATGAGATACTTCTGTTGGTGCTTTGCTATTGTGTTAGCACCCATAGCTCTACTTATTCTTTATTTTAAGAATTCCTAATCAACTAGCTAATCTTAAAAGTACAGTCTAGGGAGACCTACTTCTTACTAGATATGGACCAGGCTCTTTCTTTTTTACTTATGATATATTTATTTAAAATTGATAATTAGCATATTTAAAAATATGAAAAAATATATTTTTCCAGTACTAGTAATAAGCTTGCTTTCAGCTTGTTCGAATAAAGTATTAGAAGATGAAGTTCCTAAACAAGCTCAGGGGTCGCAAGCAGAGCAAGAGCTTGAACCTCCAGTTCAAAGTTTAAGTAATGAATGGGATCCGGCTTTTAATTGTGACCCTGTTAAAGCAAAAAAGCTTACAGGCAAAATGGGTTTAACAGAAAAACAAGTTCTGACTATGACTAACTCCAGAACCTTTCGAAGTGCTTACAGAGGAGAGCCAGTTACGGAAGAACTTCAACCAGACCGTATTACTATAGTTATTGATCCCAAAACAAAAAGGATAGTTGCGGGTTTATGCGGCTAATCGGCGGCTGTAGTCATTCAAGTTGTATGTTTTTTGCAACATTTGGTTGAGAGCTTTGATATTACAGATTTTTTAATTTTCCGAAAATAATGATAATTTCATCACAAATTATTAAAATAGCGCGGTCCTAAATACGTGTTAGCCTATGTTAAAGATTTTAGCTATAGCCATCGTTGGTTCTTCAGTTGTTTACTTTGCTTATCATGCTTTGTCTCAACCTGAAAAGAAGTCGAAAACCTCAATACTTATTAGCCAAGCTGAACAGTCAATAGCGAATGCTAATACTACAGTTAAAAATGCTGATAGCTCGTTTCGTAAGATTCAAACGCAGTAATAGGAAAAGGTTATAAAAGCAATTCTAATAACTTTTGCCGTGTGTTTTACGGCCCAAATGGCCCCGCTAAATTTCGATTATTGGCGGGGCTTTTTACTTTATATGTTAAGCTGAACTCCATAATTTTATGGATTTATATAATGTTCATTTGTATTGGTGGTGATTTAGACGGTGAAGTTGTAAATAACCGTGAAGGAACGTTCTTTAAGGCAAGTGAAATAGATACAGATAAAGAATCAACATACAACCGTCAGAGTTATATCATTGACGGTAATACAGTTCGTTTTTGGCTCTGTGCAGAGTTGCCTTATGTCGAAACAACTAAAGTAGCGAACAAATATTTAGAAGAGAGATTTAGAAATCTTTCTTAAATAAGATTGATAGAAATAAAAGGTATAGATCTATCGTTTTTAGATTACAAGGGTTGATGTTAAACGCTTTAGTTCTGCTAATTGTAAATAAAATATAAACCTTATAAATTGATTATTGCTGAGCATCAAATGCTTAGCATTTCAGGTTTTAGTGAACTTCACAACGCTCATCTCTTTTTGAATGAGCTATTTTTTTGTTGAATTTAAAATTGCCCAAATAAAGTGCATTTTTTTAATTTAAGTTATTGACCATTTGATATATTTAAAATACATTTTTAACTGTATTTTCTATAATAATTTTTTAAAAAATCACTTAAGCCTGAAATACTGTAGAGAGCCTATTCGAGAGAGTAGGCTTTTTGCATTTCATTGATTTAGTTGAATCATTCAAGTTCAAGCTGATCATCATCTTTTGTGACTTTGATTTTTAGCTTTCTATATTTTCGTTTATTGGGGTCTAAGGCAGAGTTTGATACCTCGTCTGCAAATTTTGGATTCTGCATTAGCTTATAATAAGTTTTATAACCAATACGAATTCTAGAAGGAGGACAATCAGCTCTTTTGGAGTAATATTCAATTTGAGAGTTCAATTCATCTAGCAGTGATTGATGTTCCATTGTGTTAATTACCTTTGGAATTCGGTTTTTTTAGCCTACTCCTTTTATTAAAATTTTTAAAAGTGAATCATTTATCGGATTATAAAATAAGTGTATTTAGATGCTCATTTTTTAAAAATACTGAGACTAATTAACTGTTATTTTTTGTAAAAAAATGGATCCAAATTAATAAAAACTTAACTTAATTGTCATATTATTTTATTAAACTTAATGGACTGGTTCTTATTACTAGTAACATAAAGTAATAATTGTGATTGAAACTTTTAAGGAATTTCAGAGAAGTAAATTTAATACAACACCTTAGCTGAGATTTTTTGCAGCATAGCTCTGTAGGTTTCATAGTTTCCTACAGGGTTTTTTATAAGGTAGTACTGGAAGACTTAATTACATTTAAACAAGTTTGTCTTTGATATGAGCTTGTTAAATAATTAATGGATTACATGATGATTTTAAATATTCTGAGGAATTCTTACCGTAAGCAGGGGCTAAAACCTTCTCAGCTCCTTATAAGCAAAGACACCTATTATGAAATTTTAAAAGGTGAACGAGCAATGCAAAGTTGCTACAAAATAGATAAGGATGGAAAGCTTAATACGGATATTTCAGGTTGCCCAATATATGTAGTTGATTACATTGATTCGCCTTTTAAATGGATCCCGTAACTTTCTAGAAACAAGTTTTTAATTTTGTGTACGTCTCTTAATTTTCAGCTTTAGGGTGTATTCAATTGCTTATTTAATGTTTAGACCTACAGACCGCTTTGAGGCGGTTTTTTTATGAGTGAAATATGAAAAACGAAGTCGGCTTTCATGTTCCTATTCGGTCAATGCCTCTTTAATGGTTAACCTGCTTTTATCATAAAAAATTAATATTTTTTTAATATCCAGTTAGGCTTTAAATTATTAAAAAATAACAATACTTAAATTTATTTTTGTATTAGATAGTTTGAAAATTTAGTAAAGCAACTAGATGTGATGTTTTTATGGGTATTGATCAGTTTCCACCACACTATATTGAAATGTTTTCTAATGTAGATTGTAGTGATAGTAAATTATATTTAGAAAGAAAAGTTAACTGGAAATCAATCGAAAATCTTCCAAAGTGTCAACTCGGACTAAGTTATCCTAAGTTTGAAGATATTGTTTGGCAAAAAGTACACTTTGATTATGATGAGCTTTTGTTGATTAATGCTAAAGAGCTACTAGATAGATTTGATGGACAAGGTTATCTGTTAAGTGCTTTTAAATACCATAGAATTCGTAGAGAACTATCTAGAAACAGTGAGGAACTTCCTTTCTTTTATTCTGAGGTATTTCTTGACGAAGATGGTCAATATAGATTGTTAAATGGGCGTCATAGACTAAATGCTTTGATGAATATTTATGGTCTTGAATATATAACAGTTAAAAAGATGAGAGATGATATTTTTAAGAAGGATTAAACCCACTAATGTGGGTTTTTTTATGGGCGAGATATGGACGATAAAGAGTACTTTTTGCTTACACGGAAAAAAGAACCTAAAACCAAGCCTAAAAGTAGACCATTGCCTAAGGCTAAAGAAAAATATCTGGAAGCTGAAGAAATGTTATTTCAAGAATTAGAAGAGCATCGAATTGGTTATCGCAGAAAATTCCAATTTGAATCAACTAAAAATTGGCGGTTCGATTTTTATATTGTGAAGTTGAATCTACTTATTGAAATTGCTGGCAGTCCTTGGGCAGTTGGTCGGGGTGGAAGGAAGATCGCAAATTCACTTTGTAAGTATGATCTAGCTCTAGATCGAGGTTATGAATTTGAACGTCTTGAACCTCATCAAATTGAATCAGGTTATGCAATTAACTGGATTAAAAGCGAATTAGCGAGAATTGAAAATGGATCAGATCAGACCATTTCCTCCACAGGACTTGATTGATAAAGCCGAAGAGGATGAAGCAATTAGATTGGCTCCTGCACCAGACCTGATGAATTGGGTGATCACAAACTTTTTAACTATTGGTGGACCTCTTCATAACCCGGATCATGATCATATTGCTGAGCTACTTCACGACAATGAAGATTTTTTAGCCTGTGCATGGGCTTCATCCGCATGTGTAGCTAAAAAGCGTATGGTTCTAGGTCAATGTGAAAAGTTGATGTTTAACCAAGGTGGTTGGAAGAAAGCTCGCCAAGAACAGCAAATGCGTGATTGGTTTGGCTATGTGCCTGTATATCTAATAACAATTGATGCTAGTTACTGCGACCAAGCTACTGATAGAGACTTTTGCGCTTTAATCGAACATGAGCTTTATCACATTGGGGTTGAACGTGATGAAGACGGCGAAGCTCTTTACAGTGAAATGACTGGCTTGCCAAAGCATTATTTGGCAGGTCATGACGTTGAAGAATTTATTGGTGTTACTAAACGATGGGGAGCGGACGAGAGCGTGAAGCGACTAGTTGAAGTGGCGAAGCAAGCGCCGTTTGTATCTGATGTAAATATTTCCAAGTGCTGTGGAACTTGTCTAATCAGTTGAGCCATTTGGCTCATTTTTTTTGACTTGTTTCCTTGATGAGCCTTGATGGATTTTGAATAATGGCAAAGCTAAAAAAAGCCGAGCAACTCTTTATAGTTCGGTCACTTGCAGAATTCATGACACCTTCTGAAGTTGTTAAAGCTATCAAGGAAACTTTCAACATTGATGTATCACCACAACAAGTTGAAGCTTATGACCCGACTAAGGTTGCAGGACGTGATTTAAGGAAAGAGTACAAGGTCGTTTTTGACACAGCACGAGAGGAATATTTAAAACAGCCAATTCAGAATATTAGTGGTGCCAATGATATTGTTCAGTTGAGAATTCTAAGTGATCTGCTTTGGGCTAAGAAAAACAACGTGACCATGACAATTAAGATTGTGGACCAGATGCAGAAAATCATGAATGGTTTTTATGACAAGAAAGCTGACCAGGGAAATAAAGGTAAAAATACTCAAGAAGGTCAAACAAAAGCCGAAGTAGAACTCGAGATTAAAAAACTTGAGCTTCAGAAGTTACAGCGTGAAGTGAATCCACCTGAGTATCGTCCACCTGAAGAGGATTACAAACTTGTTTTGAATCCTGATGAGGAGATACCAAATGAGCCAATTCTTTAATCCTCCTGAAGGTTCAGTTCAATTAACGCCAAAACAAGCAAACATCTACTTATGGGGATGGCAAAAAGAAGCTCGCTTTCGTGATGCAGTGTGTGGTCGACGTTTTGGTAAAACATTCTTGGCCAAAGCGGAAATGCGCAGAGCTGCAAGACTGGCAGCTAAATGGAATGTTTCCGTCGAAGATGAAATCTGGTATGCAGCACCCACATTTAAGCAAGCTAAACGTGTTTTCTGGAAGCGATTAAAACAAGCAATCCCAGCTTCATGGCGAGCTGGGAAACCAAATGAAACTGAATGCTCAATTACTTTAAGAAGTGGCCATATTATTCGTGTTGTTGGTCTAGATAACTACGATGACCTTCGAGGATCTGGCTTATTTTTCTTAATTATTGATGAATGGGCTGATTGTAAATGGGCTGCATGGGAAGAAGTGCTTCGCCCGATGCTTTCTACCTGTAAGTATGTGGTAAATGACGAGCACCGAGTAGGTGGCCATGTTTTAAGGATTGGAACACCTAAAGGCTTCAACCACTGTTATGACACGTTCATGGATGGTCAGTCAGGGCACGAGCCAGATTGTAAAAGCTTTTCATATACATCCCTTCAGGGTGGAAATATTCCTGAGTCGGAGATCATTGTTGCTAAGCGCAAGATGGATCCTAAGACATTTAGCCAGGAATATGAGGCAAGTTTTGAAAGTTACCAAGGCGTTATCTTTTACTGCTTTAATCGTTTACTAAGTGCATCGACAGAAACAGTTCAGCCAAATGAGGTGCTTCATGTAGGGATGGACTTCAACGTAACCAAAATGGCTGCGGTTGTATATGTTCGACGTGGTGAGCAAATGCATGCTGTTGATGAGTTCGTGAATCTCTTTGATACCCCAGCAATGATTGAGGCTATCCAAGAGCGATATCCTAATCATGAGGTTGCAGTTTATCCCGATGCCTCGGGTGAGAACCGGAAGTCGAGCAATGCAAGTGAAACGGATCTGGCTTTACTAAGAAAGGCTGGTTTTAAAGTACATGTGAACAGTCGAAACCCAGCAGTGAAAGATCGTATTAACTCAATGAACGGTATGCTCTGCAATACTTTGTCTGAGCGCAGATTATTCGTAAATGTAGATAAATGCCCACACTTTGCTAAATGCTTAGAACGACAAATCTATGATGATCATGGACAACCGGATAAGAGTGCCGGTTTTGACCATATGAATGATGCTGGTACATATCCAATCGCTTATTTATTCCCAATCGACAAAAAATCTGTTGGAGTACGTAGGATTCGCGGGATGTCTTGAACAACGCACCTTTTCAGGTGCTTTTTTATTGGTGTTTTTATGGCAGTTACTGATAAACATCCGCAGTATATTGCTGCAGAAAAAAGCTGGGAGATTATGCGTGACGCCGTTGCCGGTGAAGAGCAGATTAAACAGGCACAAACCAAGTATCTTCCTAAATCCGCAGGGATGATTGAGGCTGAAAAGCAGGGTGATAAGACTGGAGAGATTTATAAAGCTTATCTCAGTCGTGCTCAGTATCCACTGTGGGTTCAAGATTCATTACGCACGATGATAGGTTTAGTTTCAAAGCTTGAACCTAACATTATGATTGAAAGTTCTCTGTTAAAGGGTTTGATAGAGAATGCAACCAATGATGGTTTTGGGCTTAAACAACTCTTTATCCGTATTTGCCTAGAATTACTGGAGTATGGTCGCTGTGGTTTGCTTGTTGATGTAGATGCTAAAGGCGTGCCTTACTTCGCGCTCTATGATGCGTTATCCATTATTAACTGGAAGGAAAACAGTATTGGTGGCCGTAAGGATCTAAAACTGTTAGTCCTTGAGGAGCAATTTGACGATAGCGAAGATGAATTCGGGCACGATACTAAAACGGTCCACCGCGTTCTATCTATGGATGATGGAGCCTTAGCTGTTCGTTTGTTTGATGGGTCTTCTGAAGAGGATAAAACACCAGATCTTGGTGGTAATAAGCTTGCTTTTACGCCATTTGTCTTCTGTGGTACCACTGATAATTCACCCCAAGTTGGTACGGTACCTTTGCTCACCATGGCAAAAGCAGCACTCAAGTACTACCAGCTCAGCGCAGACTACTTTCAGTCACTTCATCACACAGCACATCCTCAGCCTTGGATTAATGGTTTAGACGGGGATGAAGATGATGATATTAGTGTTACGGGTGTTATGGCTGTCTGGAGTCTACCTAAGGAATCACAATGCGGTTACTTAGAGATTTCTGGAAATGGTATCGAACTGACTAAGAGTGAAATGGATGCTCAGAAAAATGCAGCATTAGAAGCAGGTGCAAAGGTCATTGATACCAATACACAAGAATCAGGTGAAGCTCGCCGTGCACGTCAGGATGACCAGCATGCAAGCTTACACAGTATTGTGATGTGTGCAGCTCAGGCCATCGAACAAGCAATTAAATATGCTGCTCAGTGGTTAAAGCTGGATGCTTCTAAATATACATTTACGGTAGAACCTGAATTTATCGTTCAGCAGTATGACATTAACCTTGCTAAGCAGCTTTATGAAGGTGCTCTTGCAGGTAAGAACTCATTCCAAACGTATTGGGAATATATCGCTACCGGAAAGTTACCAGCTCATGATTATGTGGATGAGTTACTACGTGTGGAAGGTGAGCGGGATAGTATGCCTTTGTAGAGGTGAGAAATGACTTCTAAAGATAAAACGTTGATCGAAGTACTTACACAACATCAGGCGTACTTATATCGCGCTTCTTCTCATATAGTGAATGAGTTGCTAAAGATCTTTAATGATGAGTCGGCTTTGATGTTGGCAAAGCTTCGCGACTTACTAGAGGAGCTGAATGATTCTGAAAAATTAGCGCTTGCAGGTGGACAGTACACTACGGCTAATCTTAAAGAGATTCGTGACTTAATCTATCAGTGGTTTACGGCAATAAATACTTCATTGCCAGAAGCCTTTGCCGTATCTGCTACAGCATTAGCGGTATATGAAGCGAATTACACAGCTAAGCTATACGGCAGCAAGATTAAGAAATCTAACGGTGAAAAGCTTTATGCTGCAGCCAAAAAAGTACCCTTAGTAGGTGGAGCATTGGTTGATGATCTTCTTTCCAAGATTGCTGAGACTGCCCGCCAAAAAGTTGAATATGCTATCCGTGATGGGATTAGCTCAGGCAAAACGAATCAAGAGATTGTTCAGCGTATCCGTGGTACCAAGCGTCTTAATTTTGAGGATGGTCTATTAACCAGTTCTAAGTCTGATATTGATCGAACTGTGAGGACTGTACGTAGCCATGTGGCGAATCAAGCTTATCTGAATAGCTTCATCCAGATTGGCTTTGAATACGTCAGATTGGTTGCAACGCTGGATGGTAGAACCTCAAAACTTTGTGCTTCCTTGGATGGTACTGTATGGGAGATTAACGATCCTGCCAAACGAGTACCGCCGTTGCATCCTAATTGCCGCAGTATTCTGGTACCAGTTGAAAAAGACGGTCAACTTGTTGGTGAACGTCCATTTGTCATGGATGAACGGCGAGTGAAGGACATTCCTAAGGACGAGCGTAGCCAACTTATTGGGCAATTGGATGCAAACACAACTTTTAAAGAGTTTTTCAACAAAACAGATGAGTTTTTCCAAAAAGAGTGGCTAGGACCAAAGCGTTACAAGCTATTCAAAGAGGGGAAGTTTGATTTTGATAAGTTCTTTGATCCAGAAGGGCGCTTGTACACTTTGGATGAGTTAAGAGTGTTGGACGATAAAACGTTTTATTAATATAGATAAATTATAAAACCAAAAACACTAAAGTTGATGTTAATTTTGTTTTATGTTTAATGTGGTGTCATTATTGACACTATTTATGGGTAAATGTTATTCTTTTTTTATGAAAAAATAGGAATTAACAAATGATATTTAAGCAAGATGATTGGAAGCGATCTCAACTTCGATTACCTGCAGATTTGCATGAAAGGTTGATAAAGTTTGCAGAGAAAAATGGCTTATCTATGAACACTGCATTAATAGAGATAATAGAAAAAAGTCTCGACAGTGATATATCGCTTTCAAAGCTAACAGTACTTGAAAGTTTAAAGAATATTGAAGGTCTGTTGAAGTCGAAAGAATTTGAATTTGATAGAAACTCTGAAGTTGCAACAAGACTAGTAGATTGCTTGAGGATGACAAATGAAATTACTAGTCCTAATTTAACACCATCGAAAGTTGCTGAATTATTAGGCGAAGAATCAGCAGCAAAATTTTCTGATTACTTTACTGGCATAAGCGAACCATCATTTAATGAGTTAGAGAAATTTGCTAATTTTTTTGGTGTAAATGAAGGCTGGTTAAAGCATGGGAACTTACCTAAGTTCAATGTTGATTATTTCAGAATGTCACTTAACCCTGAAATAGCTATAAGTGAGTTATTAAATTTAAATAATAAATTCAAAGATAAACCTATTTGTATTTATTTAATTCGTAATCAGACAAAGGCTGGCGAGTTATTAATAATTCGAAAGTACAGCGATTGGAATGTTGACGTTCTTACAACACCTATGCATATCAGTAATGAGATTGGAGCAGGTGGATTTGGAATGCTGAAAAGTTTCTGTGTCACATTAAGAATATTATATCAACTCTATATTTCAACATCACATAAAAACACAGTAAATGTGCGTGGATATATTGTACGAAATGATAAATTTGATGATATTAGCGAAGGCATGCTACATCCACTAACTTTATTAAAAAATCAAACCAATAATACTTGGTGGGAAGATATTTGGGATTCCTCAATGTATAAAAAAAATGAATATTGGGATGGATTTGTAAATATTGCTCAATCAATTCAGGAGGGAATAAAAGATGATAAATATCTTTCAAATATTGTTGATAAAGTACAAAAACATGAGTTAGATATTTTAAAACCTTACTGAATTTGACCTATCCTGTGAAAGCACTCAAATGGGTGCTTTTTCATTCCCAAAATATAAATGGATATAAAGAATTTCTCTAAAAATATAAAGAAAAAACAGTCTTTACCTAATTTTTTTATACGTTTATGTATATTTTCTCTAATTTTTTATACGTTTATGCATAAAATAGGCTATAAATTTATAGTTTTACGTATATTTCTATAGTCTGTTTATATTTTGGAATTGTCGTCCCTATGTCTGAACAAATCGATAGCACTCATATGACTCCAGAACAGTTACGACAAGCTGGCGAGTTGCTCTATGGCACTCAATGGCAGACTGATTTTGCAAGAGCTATTGATGTAGATGCTAGACGCGTTCGTCAATGGCTCTCTGGAGACAGACCCATTCCAAAAGGTTTGTGGACTGAAGTTATAGAGCTGTTAAATTCTAATAGTAAAAATACCGCAGCATATGCTGAAAACTTACAACAGGTATTTGATTCAATAAAAAAACAAGCATAAGTAGGAACAATGTTGACTTGTACCTTAATTTAGGTACATTATTGCAGTAGGAAGCATGCTCACTAGGGGCGGCTTATATCCGTAAGGTGATATATGAATACTATTGCAAAAATAAATGATAAAGAAATTTCCGTTATTAACTATAAGACTATTCCAGTTGTCACTACTGAAATTCTGGCAGACTTATATGGAACTGAAAATATTCGTATACAACAAAACCATATAAGAAATTTGGAACGTTTTGTTGAAGGTAAACATTTTTTTAAATTAGTTGGTGAAGAATTAAGAAATTTTAAAAAAGCACTAACTAGCTTAAAGATAGTCAGTCCAAATGCACGAGCATTAACACTCTGGACAGAACGTGGTGCTGCACGTCATGCTAAGATGTTAGACACAGATCAAGCTTGGGAAGTGTTTGAGCAACTAGAAGATTGTTACTTTCATCGAAAAGATATTCTGTCCAAAACTCATAAATCAGAACGTGAACCACTCACTAATGCGGTAAATATGCTTGTGTCTAAAACCAAGCACTTGAACTATAGCGAAGCATACAAATTAGTTCATCAACGGTTCAACGTTAAAAGCATTGACGAAATCCCATACGATGTAATTCCAATCGCCGTGGAATACGTACATCACTTGATTGCTTTATATAGTCAAGCCGATAAGAAACAGCAATATGAATCTAAACATGTAGATTCTATAGCTCGTCATATGCTTTGGCTTAATCACTGGTGGTCTGAGTTTGGAGAGTCTATCCGAAAACTTGGTCCATCTATGGGACATGGAATCCATGACCACTTTAAGTTCGGTGCTGAAGATGCAAGACAGTTGGTAGGGCGAGACGTCTACATGCCTATATTTGAATTAGCTAAAACTCATGACTGGCATAAAGGTGGAGTAAGTTATATCGATTTAAGACAATATAATCTAGTTTAAATAAAATATTAATACCTTAAAAGAAGATCACTTTTTATAAGTGATCTTTTATTTAATTAAGAAGATTTTTATTTAATTTCTTATAGGTAAAAGGTCTAAGCTTTATTGAATAAAAAAATACTTATATATATTATTCGTTTAATTTAATAAGTTAGTTTTTAAAATGTGTGATGAAAAAAATGCTGATAAACTTTCAGAGTTAAAGGCTGTTTATAAATTAGCAATTGAAACTAGAAATTTTGAGATTCAGCAACTTATTAATCGCAATAATTTCTTTATGTTATTTCAAGGGGTTTTATTAGCGGCAGTTTTTAGCAATCAAGCAAGTAAGCCATTTGTTGAGTTTGTTATTTGTTTTGCTGGAATCATTATCTCTTGGCACCAAGTTGGAGTCGCAGCAGGGGCAAAATATTGGCAAGAGTGGTGGGAGCTAAAAGCAAGTGAGATTGAGAAACAATTAAAGGATTCAATTGGAGAAAAGGGCTTTATTTCACTTTTTAATTTAGACCATACTGATCAAGATAATCAAAGATCGAAAGTAATGCTCAAAGTAAATAAGCAATCAGGATGGGTAGAGACAATAGTAAATTCACTTATTCTGAAGAAATATTCTGTTAGCCGAGTCCCAATCAGAAGTGGTTTAATTTTAATGGTAACTTGGGTTGTCTTATTTTTAAGTACTATACATTGGAGTTCATTTACAAATTGTTTTGAGAATTTTAAGTTTTTAGATGGACATTATTTTACTCCAGATCAGAAAAAATAGAATTCTTATTACTTCTTCTTATTTCTAGCCACCTTTCGGGGTGGTTTTTTTATGCATGAAATTACACAACAAACCTGCAGTTCGAATATCAATAATAGAGGATAGAAATTCAAAAAAGCAAAAAAAAGCCCATGACGGCAATCATGAGCTTTTTAATTCAACTCAACCGGTGAAAGTTAAGGAGAAATATCTCTGTGCATAAGCATACATCAAAAACTGAACTAAAGGTAGATGGGAAAATGAGCGAGAAAGGTGCTGACCGTGCAGGACTAATGCAGTCAATTACCAATTTGGGCTTAGCCTTAGGAATCATTGTTATCGCGATTATTTTGGCACTGAAATAATCGCTCTCTTACAACGTACCGCCTTCGGGCGGTTTTTTATTGCCTTGAGATAAGGCTCAACTTAATCAAACGAGAGGTTTGAACATGTCACTGCCATTTATTGTTGATTCACTGGACGACGTTAAAGAAGAATATCGTGGTCTATATGTCGAGGAAGACGGGAAGTTTCGCCTTGATCTGGATGGCTACGAAGATCCAAAAGGACTTAAATCTGCACTTCAAAGCGAGCGTGATGCCGCCAAGACAGCAAAGCAGGAACTCCAGAAGCTTCAAAAACAGTATGAAGGTATTGATCCTGAAACAGTCAAAAAACTGTTTGCCCAACTGGAGCAGGATGAAGATGCGAAATTAATTGCTGAAGGTAAGGTGAGTGAAGTCATTCAGAAGCGTACCGAGAAGATGCGTGAACAGCATGACAAGTTACTCAATGCCGAAAAAGAACGGGCTGATAAAGCAGAAGCTTATGCCAACAAGTTCAAGCAATCGGTTGTTCAGAGCCAGATTGTACAGGCTGCTCTTGAATTAGAAGCATTACCTGAAGCAACAGCAGATATCGCCTTTCTTGCTCAATCTAAATTTGTACTTGATGAAAACGGTAAGGCCGTAGCAGTCGACGCACAAGGTGAAGTGATCATTGGTAAAGACGGTAAGACGCCGTTATCACCAAAAGAATGGGTTGAAACCTTACGTGAGCAAAAGCCTTATTTCTGGCCTAAAGCAAATGGAACAGGTTCACCTGGTAGCACTAATACAAAAGGACAGGTCGATATCACGAAACCAGACGGTTCGGTGAACCTGACCAAACTTGCCCAATTACGAAATGAAAATCCGCAGCTTGCTAAAGAGCTGGCTGCAAAACACGGTATTAATCTTTAAGGAGTAAAGCCTAATGGCTGAGACAAAAATTGCTGATGTAATCGTACCCGAGTTATTCACTCAGTACGTTTTAAATAAAACTGCCAAGAAATCTGCTTTATGGCAGTCGGGCATTGTAGGGGAGCTGGATGTCGAAGTTGCCTTTGGTACACAAGGCGGTTCAACCGTTAATATCCCGTTCTGGAACGATTTGGATGGAGAATCTGAAGTACTTTCAGATGCGACTCCTTTAACCGTAAACAACATTGCAGCGGGTCAAGATATTGCCATTTTGCATGCACGTGGTAAGGCATGGGGTGCCAATGACCTCGCAAAAGCTTTATCTGGTGACGATCCTCTTGGTGCGGTCGGTGATCTAGTAGCAGATTACTGGGCACGTGAGTTTCAAGGCTTTACCGTGAATACGCTTAAAGGTGTGTTCGGTTCTGCAAGTATGGCAAGCAATACACATGACATCTCTGCTGGTACTGGAGCCGCCGCAGTTATTGATGGTGTTTCATTTATTGATGCGTCTTACAAGCTAGGGGATGCAGTCGATAAATTAACGGCTATTGCCATGCATTCGGCAACCATGGCGGCACTGGCCAAGCAGGGCTTGATTGAAACTGTACGTGATGCAGATGGCGTGGTGCTCTACAAGACCTTCATGGATCGCCGTGTGATTGTCGATGACGGTATGCCAGTTGATGGTGATGTATTTACATCATTCCTGTTTGGACAAGGCGCTATCGGCTTTCAGGATATCGGTGCTCCTGTAGGGGTTGAGACTGACAGAGATAGTCTCGCAGGCTCAGACATCTTCATTAACCGCCGTCACTTTGTCTTGCATCCTCGTGGCATCAAATGGGCTGGTGCAATGGGTGTTGCACCGAACAATGCAGGTCTTTCTACTGATACCAACTGGGAACGCGTTTACGATCCAAAGCAGATTCGTATTGTGGCGTTCAAGCACAAAGTTAAATAAAGACGGGTGGAGTTATCCGCCTTTTCTTTTGGAGATAAATCAATGGGCCTATCCGCATTTAACCGCATGAGAGAACGTCAAATGACACAAGCACAAGTAACTGAACTCGAAGAACAACTGGCAACGCTGAAAGGTGAGTTTATTGCCTTTCAGAATGATCCTGATGCAATGAAAGCACGTATTGCTGAGCTTGAATCTGGTGAAGGTGATCAACAACTAAGTGAAGTCCAAACAATTAACTACGCCGGACTTAAAGTTGATGAGCTTCGAGCGGTGTTAACTGAAAAAGGTATTTCATTTGAGTCAGGCGCTAAAAAAGACGAGCTTTTAGCATTAATTCCAAAGGAATAATCCATGAGCTTTATCACTGAACAAGAAGCGATAGAACATGTTGAAGGCTTTGATGCTTTATCGGCCAGTGATAAGGCTCAATACCTTCAGATGTCAGAAGCCTATCTATTAGCACGCAATGTTAAGCCTTATGAAGATGCCACTCTGGTTCTTGAACCCCTAAAAACTGCCTCATATCAAATCATCAAAGGCATTATTAAAGGTGATCTATATCAAGGGCAGGAACAGGCTTTAAAACGTAAGAAAGTAAAGGCTGATACGGTTGAGACCGAAAAGGAATATCAGGACGGATCAGTAAAACTGAGTGCTACTGAGCAATTTATTCTTGATTTGATCAAACCATATCGCAAACGGAAGCGCGTATTCTTTATCGGGAAAATCTAATGGGCTTACGTGACGAAATTCAGGCAGACATTGCCGAAGCATTTAATGAAGATTTGGCTGACGCCGTTCATTCATTCACGTGTGAGCGGATCTCAAAAACAAATTGGGATCCTAAGACTGAAACGTATGTTGAAGTTAAAGAAAACTATTCCGGCAGTGGTGTTCTGTTTGGTTCTTACAGTCAATATGAAATACAAACGCTTGGAGTATTGGCCACAGATAAGAAAGCCACAGTATTGCAAAATGAAGTGACTATGATTCCTAAAATTGATGATGAGTGGATAACTGCCTTAGGTTTTTTTCGGGTCATTCATATTCAGCAGGATCCTGCCTCTACTATTTGGAAATGCCAGTTGAGGAAAATATAGGAAAAATTCTATATTATTAGGCTCGAAATATAGGAATTTTTATGAATAAGAAATTTTTACTATGGAGCATAATTTTATTATCAGGTTGTTCATCTGTTAATAATCCAGTGAAGCAAGAATTAACTCCAACTACTATCTCAAATGCGTATAAAGAAATTTCTGAAATCAAGGATTACAAATCTCGCTTATTTTTAAATTATGCAAAAGAAATAAAAACAAAATACCCTGAGATGAAGACGTCTACTTATGGTCGTCCAATGTCTATAAGATTTAATCCAGTAAGTTCGGATTACTATTATGAGCATACAAATGATAAAAAATGGTTGAATTTTTACCTATCACAGAGTTTTGATGAAAAAATATGGAGAGATCTTTATGTATATTCAAAACATTCAGGAAATTATCAAGCCTCTAAAGATGAAGCTATTAAATATTGTAAAGAAATTACCTCACTTATCTCTCCAAGCTTTAGCATTGTAATAGACAAATTAAGTCGTGATTTAGAATTAAAAGAAAAGAAAGGATCTATACGAGCACTCAGTACTTTCAGTGGAAGATTTAATATCTTATTAAATGGGGAGGAGTTTGATGAAGGTGGGCCCTTTATATGCAATATTACTCAGTTTGAAGATAGTTAGGCTACTGAAAAAAGATAGCTGAATTGACTGATTTTCTATTAATTAAATATCCCTTTATAAATTTAATGAAATTATATGGCTACAACTACCCATAGCACACTTTATATTTCTCGTCCAAGCAATTACGAGGGAGATGGGACTGACGATAAAGAAGAATTTATTGAGACATGTAATATTCATTTTAAAGATCTGTTTAATGATCAAAAAGCAATCTCTACACTTTCTGAAACTGAAAAAAAATATTTTGATAAATGTGTTTCAGCTTCAAATGATAAATATGCTGCTGAAGAGGTTATTTATGATCTTGGAGTTGGTTTTGCGATACTAATTGTTTTGCTGGGTATAGGCTGGGGATTCTATGAGGCGAAAAAATCTTTAAATACTCCAATGATACTTAATCCCAAGGAAAATCCTGAGAATGATGCCAATAGGGATTATATTTCTGACGGGATTATCATAGTCTTTATTTCCGTAATTATTGCTGCATTTATTTATCTAATTTTTAGTTTTGTTTCCGGAATATGGATATCGATTAAATATTAAAGTTTCGAGCAAGGCGGATACGGAACCAAAATGTATTCGGACATTCAAATTGTAATATTAAGTTATAGATATAAGTTCAAAACCCACTTCCGGTGGGTTTTTTCATGGGCGCAAGTGAGGGGTTAAGATGATAAGTACAGACAACGTCCCTATATGGCACATTTCACTATTTAAGCATGTGCAGTACATGCTGGCTAGAAGTTAAATAATAAAAAGTTTTTAAAGAAGTAAAAATTACCGCTTGTCATTTTTTAATCAATCTTTTTATATGCTTGGCTATACTGTTTGCTCAAATAAAAAAGGAAGATTACATGAATAAAATTATTTTGGGTTTATTAATCAGTAGTGGATTTTCAATAAATACTTATGCTGCCTGTACTTATAATTTTGATGCAACTCAGGCTCAAGTCGATGCAAAAAATGCTGCAGGTGGAAGACAGATAAAATTAATGTCTCCAATTAGTATTACTGAGCAAAAAGGGACAGCAACAATTACTTATGTGGGAAGTACACCTGTAGATCAGGTCGTAACTTCTAGCAAACTTATAAGCATAACTTCTAGTCAAACTCCTCTAGTAGATAAAGCGGTTGTAGGAACTAATATTGTTGCTACAGAATTTGTTTTTGATGCTTCAAATCTTAAAAATGTTGTGCTTGGTGACAGTTATGAAACTCAGCAAATGGCCTTTCAGATTTTGGGTGCTTCTAATTTTAAAAATGAAATAAGTATTGATCTAGGCTATGCATTAATAAATAAAGATTCAACACGTGCAGATGGAAGTTATGTCACCATTATTGGAATTACTAGAACACGAGATTCTTCGGGTTCAGTAGTTGTTAAAGATATCGCTCAAAAATTAATACCTGTTACTTTGCCTTCAGACGGCAAAGTTAGAGTTGGGCTTTACTTTAACCAGGTTAGTAAACAAGTAGGGTATATCATCAATGGTACAAATTATGGATATCTTAATTTAATTGCTGAGAATGCCCTTAAAAATATTGGCTTTAATGGTGTGGGTATACAATCACCAAATCCTAATTCTAAATTTTTAGGTAAAACTGTTTCAGTACAGTTAATTACTAATAAAGCAAATATGGAGTTTACATATCCAACAGGTACCACCGATATTTGTGGAAATGCTAATTAAGAACTTTTTGAAAAAGAAAAAACCACTCTCATCTGAGTGGTTTTTTTATGGAGAAATTTATGGGATGGAAGGGGAAAAAGCCGACTGCCTTTAGTATTGATGTGGCTAAACAAGCAGAAGGTAAAGTAAAGAAAATTACTATGGACGTTGTGCAGTCTTTGGTCGTTTCTAGTCCTGTAGATACGGGTGCTTATCGGGCTTCTCATATTGTTTCAATTGGATCTGATGACTATGGTGTACGTGGACCTGAAACAAACGCCGTGCAAGGTGCAGCTATTCAAGCTGTTAAGTTTAAACTGGGCAATTTGGTCTACATACAAAACAATAAGCCATATGCTGAACGCTTAGAAAATGGGTGGTCTGATCAAGCACCTCAAGGTATTTACAACACAACCTTTACCTTTATTTCTCAGAAGTATGGCGGCTAATATGGCAATGACTTTAGAGCAAACGAGACTAGCAATTGTCGATTGTATGCAAAGCTTTACTGGTATTTCTCAGGATAGAATCCAGTATCCAAATGTACCTAGCTTTAAGGCTCCAAAGGAAGGCTTGTGGTGTCGTTTAACGATTGCAGGCGGCCCAAGTTTTATTTCAGGCATTGCTGATAATCCTTGTACACGGCGAACAGGCAATATTATGATTCAATGCTTCGGTCGACTACATACTGGAGAGAAAGCGATTACCGAGCTCAGCGATGCATTACTGGCTCATTTCGAATATTTCAGTATTGATCATCTGGAATGTCTGCAGGGGCAAGCCATCAATGCAGGCAAGGATAGCGAGTTTATCCAGTACAATGTATCAGTACAATTTAGAGTTAATTAAAAATCATGAAAAGTAAGAGCCTATTTATTGCACTATTATTATGTTTATCGAGCAATGCGTTTGCTATTGCAGAAACTACACCTACGCCTACCGAAATATCTAATGGAATATATTGTGAGAACATTGGTAAAGTTGCTTTTTCTACTTTTAACGCTAAGTGGGCTAATGTTAGTAAGGATGCAATAAAATTAGTATTTACAAGTTTTTTGGGTGACGATTATAGAGATGATGTGAGTGATGCGGTAGATAAGGTCTATGATTTTCCTGAAGTAAGCGAAAAAGATGAAAATAGCATGCTTGCTATGGTGAATTTTCCACGCCAAGTGGAGGAGGAATGTTTGAGAGCTAAAAATGAGCCAAAACAACAATAAAGATAAGTTTAGTGGTGCATTTAGTGAATAATTTGAACCAAACAAGGTGAATTGATATGTCATGTATGCTGACTTTAGAAGAAATCGAAATTAAACGGCAAGAACTGGAACGACATTTAGAAGATATTATGTCTGTTGAGCTGAAGAAGTGGCAAAGCGAAAACAAGCTATGTGTTTCCGATGTGAATATCCGTTTAGCAAACGTTCAGTGTATAGATGGTCCAAAACATAATATCGTTACTGGAGTCAGTGTTGATCTCGATTACAAGCCTTAAATTTTAGAAATAAGATCCGCCAAAATGGCGGTTTTTTTATGTCTTATCCACTACCACCTCATCGGTGGCTTTTTTATGTCTATAGGAATCACTTATGAGCAATTTTTGTTTTAAGCGTGGTGACACATTCAATTTGAATTTGCAGCTCGTTGATATGGATGATGCGCTGCAATATCCAGCCAATGATGTACGTCGAGCGATCGATTTAACGGGATATGTATTTACTTCTCAAGTTAAGACTTTGGAGGGTGCAGCTGTAGCAACATTAACTTGTGCTCCTTTGAGTCAGAGTACACAAAAGGGTTGGCTTAACGTGAAGTCGGGAGCAAGTACAACTGCTTGGCCTTTGGGATTGTGTCAGATGGATATCAAAGCCGTTGTTGGTGGTGTGGTTCAACATACTGAAACATTGGTATTCCAAGTGATTGATGGAGTAACAGCATAATGGCAAATCTTTTATTTAAGTTCAGCTGGGATCATCGGCCGTTTCCATATAATTCAGCTCAAGGCAAACGTCAGTTTATGCTGCCTTTTGCTTCGGGTATTCCAAACCTAACGCCAGACTGGACACAAGTTCAGGGATTAGGAAATGCTGCAACAGGTACTGTTACGACTTCTGCTGCAGATTTGACAGCAGGTCGAATCATGAAGGTTGGTGATTTTGGTGTAGGGCTGCCTCAAACTATCGCAGATACTTCTGTAGACTTAAACAATGTTGGAGCAGGTTTTTTTAATATTCCTGGTGCTGCAGTAAATTCACCTGGCGCTGGCTGGCTAGAAAGTAGACTGTGGTCGAATGGCGCAACGAATCTTATGAAGCAGTTTTGGACAGCTGCATACACTAGTGATATTCGTGTGAGACAAAAATCATCAGCAGGAGGTAATTTTTCTGTATGGCATAAATTATGGACAGAAGGCAATACAACTGTTGATGCAAATGGTTTTGTTAAATCAGCTTCGCCAATTGTTAAGTTGTTTGCAGAGTCAATTGAATTAAATGATGAAGCCAGTAAACAGCCAATCGATTTTGAAAAAGTTGAGGTAGGTAATTACCTGTTGAAAGGATCTTTAGGTTTTGCAAGTGAAGGGTGGTATATCGAAGTACCTAAAGACGCCAATGGAAACACGGTGGTTGCTGTTGAGTATTCAGCTCTGGAAAATGGTGATATTTCAATCAAGACCTATAAACGTAAATTTGATATTGAACTGGCCGCAGTCGTTGCTGATCATGATAATCCAATGGATATACCTGAAGGTCGTTGGATTGATATCCGATTGCATGAAGTGCCTGAAGAACCGATGAGTGAAACACCTGTTGAATTTCAGCCTACCAATTTATCCGAAGCAGTAGCTGCAGCATTGACAGGTGTTGAACCACCTGAAATCTCAGATACAGATGAAACACTTTAAAAACCCGCTAAAACAGCGGGTTTTTTAATGCCTAAATTTTGGAGAACAATAAATGAGTTCAGGCGCAAAAATTCGATTATATGCTTGTGAAGAAGCTGTACTGGGAACTACTCCAGCAAACCCAATCTGGTATACAGTTCGCCGTGTTTCAGATGGCTTATCAGAAAACATCTCAACTGAAGAAAGTAGTGAGGTTGTGGATTCACGCTTCCGACAAGGTGGTGTGATTACTGAAGCTGAAGTGGCTGGTCAGTTAGAGTTTGAATTGTCAGTTGGTACATTTGACTTATTCTTAAGTGCTCTTGCATTTAATAACTGGGCAGCAAATGCGCTTAGCTTTGGTGGAAATGTACGTAAATCATTTACCCTAGTTAAAGTGTTTGAAGATATTGGTCAGGTCTTTATTTACCGTGGTGTTCAGGTCAATACAGGTGAAATCACGATTCAGACCACAGGTAAAATTACAGGGAACTTCGGTTTAGTTGGTAATTCATTTACCCGTCAACAGGTCAATCCAGTTACTAATCCAATAGCTGCCTCAAACCGTCCATTGGTCAGTATGCCAAACGTTGAAAACTTGCTTATTAATGGCCAGTCAATTCAAGGTAAAGCCTGCACGCAATCACTGACACTTTCGTTCAATAACAATCTGGAAGCAGTTCGTTGTATCGGCTCAGGCAAGTACACACCAGAGTTCTATATTGAAAAGATGATGGACATCGAAGCGAATGCTTCATTCATGTTCTCAGCGACCTCTGCAGCGTGGATTGATGCAATTAAAACCCGTGATGTGTTCACACTGACCTTCGACATCAAAGATAGTAAAGGAAGCAAATACTCACTCAACTTCCCTCAATTAGAAGTAATGGAAGCCAATCACCCGGATGGTGGGGGTGATGACATCATCACTATAGATATTAACTTTGCTCAAGTGCGTACAGCACCGACAATTGTACGAGCTCTTGTGTAGTTGAAATTAAACCAAAGCCTATGGATTTCCATGGGCTTTTTATTTACTAAATTCTAGAGGTAGATATGGCTTTAAAAGTCGGAATTGTTCGAAGTTCGGAAGTATCGAAGTGGTGTACGTTTGAATCTGCAGGTGGACAAGCAGAGTTTAAAATTCGCGGTATTGGTTATAAACCCTTTCAGGTGGCATTAGAAAAAGCTGGCAATCAAATTACATCTAAAGGCTATGATGTGATGGTAAAAGATGAAGACAGCAAGCTTTACCATGAACTCTTATTAGATGCTGCGGGTGCTCATTTAATTGAAGACTGGAAAGGTGTTGTTTTTGCTGAGGTAGTAGAAGGTAAATCCGTTGAAACTGAAAAACCGTATACACCTGAAAATGCGTCAAAGCTTCTTAATCTTGGTGATATAGGTATTGTTATCTGGTCATTTATTAAAGAGCAAGCGCAAAAGATTCAGGAAGATGCCGATAAGGATAAGGCGACGATTTTGGGAAAGTCATCGACCTCTACAAGTACCAAAAGACCTATGCGTCGAAAACGCCGCACGAAATCGAACAGATCAAGTTCTTAGGTGGACATATTCCGGATCCACCAGAATATTCTTATGCGGCTGACTCGATCCTTGCAGCCTTTAGCACGATTATCAGATCAAGACGATATGAGCAGGGTATTCCTTTATCCTTAGATCAGCAGGCTATCAATGTATATGCTGAGCATAATGATTTGCCTGTTGATGCTCATATATTTCACGACTGTATTTTTGCTTTAGACAATTTATTTATTGAAGAAGTTCATAAGAAAATTTCTACCAAATCCAAAAAGTAATAAAGTAGCTATCTACGTGATAGCTACTTTATTTATTGTGCAACACCTATCCTGATGTCTACAAAAAACAGTATATGCCAGCTCTACTCAAGCTTTCTCCTAAGGTATATAAAGAGGAAGCTCTATTAAGAGATTTTGAGGCCATGATTGGCTTTTATGAAAAAGCATTTGTTATTAATTGTGCTTAAAATTGATTTATTAATAAAAATGCTAGAGATAATAATTTTTATTGCCTCAAAAGTATGCGATTGTTAAATTAAAACATTTTTTAAAAAATGGGTGATTCTGTGAAAGCTTTTATTTTAATTATAGGATTTATAACTTCTAATCTATGTTATGCAGAAGACTGGAAATTGGTAGCGGAATCAACAGATAATGTACGTACATATTTGGATATTGAAACATTAAATTATCATTCAAATGATAATTCTGTAAGCGTTTGGTCTAAGGTAAATAATATAAAAGAACAGTTAGATAGTGGGATACTTACGGAATATAAGACACTAGATTATTATTTTTGCAGTTCAAGAACATCCACTACGGTTAAGGGTATAGCTTATGATAAACAAGGCAATATACTTGAAACTAGTGATTCGACAATAGGACCAAGCAATATAGTTCCTGGATCTGTTGAGGATACTGTTTTTAATTATGTATGTAAAAATCCCAAGTTAGTGGTTGTAAATTAAAATCTAACCAATAAGGACAAGAACCGCTAGAGATAGCGGTTTTTATTGCTTCTGAAATAACCGCTTGTTAAATTTTACTCATTATTAAAATGGATATTTTCATGAAAAATTTTTATCTATTTACAATTATGTTTACATTGATGGGTACGGTTCAAGCCAAATCATTGGAAAATATGGAAATAAAGAAAAGGTGTGAATCATATACAGAACTAGCATTGGTCTATTGGGATAATTATTTCAATGGTCAAAGTCGAGAGGAGCAATATAATTTAGTTGAAGAAAAGGTCCAAGATGAAGTGGGGATTGTTTTTAGTAAGAAATTAATTGACATTGCCTACGACTATATACCATTTTCGGTGAATGAAAGTGAAAGAAAAGCATACAGGAAAGATTATTCATCCATGTTTTTCAATAAATGCATAATAGGCTATGAAGCTTCTAATTAAATTTTAGAAATCATACCTAAACACCTTCAGGTGGTTTTTCTTTATGTGACAATTAGTAACCACTTTGTTAAAGTTAGTACATTTTATAACAAATGGTGAAAAACTTGAAAAAAATATTATTTTTAAGTGTTCTTTTGGGTTTGATCGGCTGTAGTAATAGTGATAATGCTAAAAAAGCCTCAAGCGTTAATAGCAATACAAATGACTCAAGTCTTGAATCTCAAACAGGGAAATGGCGAACTGTAGTTAGCAAAGATGAAATGCGGAACACAGAGTCTAAGTGGCTTGCTTTGCGTTCTGAGAATAATGCTGATCTAAACTTTCCTTATGACGGGGATAATAAACTCCAATTTGATATTCTTGACTCTAAATCAGATGACCCAAAAATATTTCTAACAATAGATAAAGGCCAGTATGACTGTAATGATTACTGTTATACAGCAGTTAAGTTTGGAAATAGCCCAATTCAATATCTTAATTTCCAAAAATATGAGACATCTGGTAGTGATGGCACTATATTAATTTTTACTGAAAATTCTAAAGCTTTTTTAGACAATATTCGAAAAGTTAATTCACTAATGGTTGAGCTACCTTTTTATTCGAATGGAACTCGTCAATTCAAGTTTGATACTTCAAAGTTTAATAATGCAGAGAAAGTGATTTAACTATGTCTAAGGTATATAAATTCATTGTGGTATTAGTTGGTTTTGTTGCTATTGTTTTTTCACTAAATTATTACATGCTTCAACGGCATATGAATACAGTATTGTTAGAGGATCCCAGAAATAAAGGGGTTGAAGTCTGGGTTCACTATAAGTGGTTTATTAATCCGACAGAGCTTAAATATGATTTGCGGGATGTATCAGGGAAAAATAGCCCAATAGATGTAAACAGGGTTCTACTACAATTTGCTGAGAAAATAAAAGATAAGGAGTTTAACAAAGTTTATCTCGGTTTTAGAGGGGATGATAAGTTCTATCTGAAAGGAGAATATTTCCAGACACTTGGAAAAGAGTATGAGTTTCAAAATCCTGTTTATACCCTAAGAACCATGCCAGAGAATGTTTATATGTTAGATGGTGAGCATGCTTATGGTATATGGGAAGGTGGTTTGTTGGGTGTAATGGGTAAGCAGATGGAAGACTTAAATACTTTTGCAAAGGACTGGTATTTGGATGATATTGTTAAAAGTTTAGATAATTAAAGCGCCTCTTAAGTGAGCTAAATAATATGAAAAAGATTATTTTATTGAGTTTGGTTTTAGGTGTAGTGGGGGTGAACGGTTGCTCAAAGGTGGAAAAAGAGTCCAAAGAAGCTGTCTTAAACACCTTAAAAGATCCAGATTCAGCACAATTCCAAAATATAAAAGGATATTGTGGAGAAGTAAATTCAAAGAATAGCTATGGCGGTTATGTTGGCTTTAAGAAATATGTCACCATTGAGGGGGCAGTCTTATTGGAGGACTCAGAGGGTATTGATCCAGAAACATTTGCAATAATTTGGGAAGCACACTGTACTCCGAATAAGTTATCTGTAAAAGATCGCAATAATTGTGTCAAGGATGCATACAATCAGTCCCTCATAATGGATGCAAGGCTTAAAGGGATTTCCAAAGAAAGTTTAAGGACTGAAATACTAACAGACAAAAATGCATCAAAAGCAGAAATTGAAGAAGGCTTAAAAGATATCGATCGTGCATATAACAGTAATTTCAAGGATAAGGGATTGTATGCACAGGATGTTGTTGCTAAATGTGTGAAATTGATTGATTAATGAATGGATTAAAAAGCACTTAGGCAACGATTTGCAGCAAGACCAAATTTGTTTAACTGTCCAACTTAGTAAATATATTTAACTTAAATAGACCCACTCAATGAGTGGGTTTTTTATTGCCTGGAGAAAAGTAAAAATGGCACAAGAATCTCGTCTGGTCATTGTTATTGATTCACAGAATGCTGAACGTAATGTCAAAGCCTTGGCAGAAGAATTGTCAAAATTTACTGATCGAGGTGATTCCGCATCTAAATCATCGAAAGATATGGGGAGACAGCTTTCTGTTACTAGTAACATTGTTCAAAACTTTAATACCACAGTTAATAATTCCAATAATTCAGTTCAAAAATCGATTGAAGTGACTAAACAAGCAACTCAACAAAATCATAAATTTGCGCAAGAAATTAAAGCTACAACCAATGAGCTGAATAAACAGGATAAAGCAGCTAACTCATTCGGTACTTCAATTAAAGCTTTGGCTGGATATATGGCAGGCTTGGCTACAGTCAATGCTGCAATTGGTCAAATAGATGCTTATACAGGACTACAAAACCGTTTAAAGCTAGTTACTAAAGACCAGACGGAGTTAAATAAGGCGACTGAAGATACATTCAGGATTGCTCAAAATACTTATTCAGCATGGGATTCTGTTTTACAGGTTTATCAACGATTTAGCGACAATGCTAAAACTTTAAATTTAACCATGGATGATACAGCGCGTTTAACCGAAACGGTTTCAAAAGCTGTAGCGATTAGTGGCGCGAGTGCTTCTGCGGCAGATGCAGCATTAGTTCAATTCGGGCAGGCCTTAGCGAGTGGTACCTTACGTGGTGAGGAACTGAACTCTGTCATGGAACAAACACCAGCTTTAGCAAAAGCTATTGCTCAGGGTATGGGTATTACCGTAGGAGAGTTGCGTACGGTTGCTGCTGAAGGAAAAATCACATCGCAAGAAATTGTGAAAGCCTTAAGAAATGTAGAGTCTGATGTAGATGCATTATTTGGTAGAACTGATATTACGATCAGCCAATCATTAACTCTTCTTAATAATGAGATTACTAAATTTGTCGGCGAGGCTAGTCAAGGAAGCGGAGCGGCGCAAGTATTATCTGGTTCAATTAAGGTTTTAGCCGAAAATTTAGAATCAATCTCTTATGTAGCTATTTTAGGCGGTACAGCATTACTTACCAAAGCTATCGCAACACAAGTATCAGCTTTAAATACCAAATTAGGGTCCTTAGTTGCTGACAATGCTGCATCACAATTGCAAAAGCAAAAGGCGATCGAAAGTACCAAAGCAGCACTGGCTGAAGCTGAAGCGCATTTAGTTAATGTACGAGCTACAAATGCCGAAACTCAAGCCAAATTTGGAGCAAGTGCAGCTAGTGCCAGATATGTACTTGCAGCCAAAAATGTTGAGAACGCAACGAAGGCCGTTACGTTAGCTCAAGGTAAAAGCGCTTCAATGGCAGGTTTATTGAGCGGAGCATGGGGATTGATTGGTGGTCCAATTGGGGCAATCACATTAGGCGTGACTGCTTTGGCTGCGACTTATATGTATTTCTCTAGTAAATCTGCTGAGGCTACAGCAAAGCTAAAAGAGCAAGCTGAAGCTGCAAAGTTGACCAAGGAAGAAATTAAAGCCCTAAATGATGAACAGCGTAAGGAAAAACTAGGTGATTTAGCAGCGACAATTGATGATCAAAACAATGCATTAGAACGGCAAGAGTTAGCGGTCGGTTCAGCATTGATCAACATTCAGAACTATGCGGTGGGCAATGCTAAAGTTGCTGAAATTTCAAATAAAGCCAGACTTGGCACCATTTCATATACAGAGGCGATTGAGCAATTAAAGAGTCAAAAAATTCCTGCTGACTTAATGGATGCATTGCTTAAACAAGTAAATGCCTATGATGAAGCAGCTGAAACTGCTGCCAAGACTAAGCAAACGTATAGCTTATTTGGTTTTGAGGTAATAATTGCAGGCAATAAGGCGGAAAATGCTATTGTTGGCGTTGATAAAAACACCAAGTCCTTAAATGAAAATGAGAGAGCGGCATTAGCAGCAAAAAATGCACAAAAGAAATATGCCGATTCACTAGCAGATCGTAAATTTGAAGCATTAGTTACCAAAGGTTTACTTGCCAAGGGTTACTCACCTGAACAAGTGAAGCAAATGGTAGAAACGGCAAGCTGGGCACGGAAAAGCGGAGTAGAAGTTTCTAATGAGTTATATCAGATTGGTTTGCAGACTCTTTCAATAGAGGAACAAAACAAGAAGGTAATTGATGCCAAGAATAAAGCATTAAAGGAAACTACGAATGAGCTATCTAAACAGCAAAAACTATCGAAACGTCTAGTTGGTATTTCAGGTCAGTCAGGAATTGGTACAGGTCCTCATCTTGATGTTCGATATGGTGGTTCAATGTCTGGCCAGAAAGTTTCTAATGAGCATCTGGCCAGATTGCAGGCGGGTGGTAAACCATTGTCATCCTATAAGATCAGTTCAAATTATGGTCCAAGACAAGCCCCAACTAAAGGTGCTTCTTCATTTCATAAGGGTATTGATTTCTCAATGCCTGAAGGTACGCCGATCACAACCAATGTTGCTGTGAAAGATATCAAGACAAGATATGACAGCAAAGGTGGTGGCTATGTTAGCGAGGTGATCTTTGAAGATGGTGTAACACTTAAACTTCTTCATCAGTCTCCAAGCATGCAAAGCAAAGTTAAAGGTGGAGCAAGTAAGGGGAGTGATAAAGCATCAGGTGATATCCAATCACAACTTGATCGTCAACTAGATGCTCAGCGGTCACTTGAAAATGAAGTAGCCACTGAAGTACAGCGTATCCAGAATAACTTAACGGTTAGACTGGAGGATGTTGATAAAGCAGGATTTTCACCAGAACGCACTAAAGAAATTAAAGCAGAATTACAACGTCGTGCTGAAAATGATATTGCTATCGCCAAGCAAGCAACGAGAAGCAAACTAGAGGACTATAAGGAGTTCCAGAAAACCGAGGAACAGTTACTTGAAGAGAGCTTTAACCGCAAAAAGTTTAATGCGGCTCATGACATTGAATTAAGTAAATCTGAACAAAAGCAAGCAGTAGAGTTGCTAGAACAGCAGTATCAGCAAGAATTAGGACTGATGAAATTAGCCCAAGAGCAGAGATCATTTCAAGCCCGTTTATCTCTGCTTTCAGAAACTCAGGCCATGCAGGAACGTTATAGACTCGAACGGGAGGAGATTCTTAAGAATACAAAGCTTTCCCTTGAAGAGCGTCAAAAGCTAATCGCACTATCTAAAGCCACACAGGACAAAGAGACACGCGACAAAGTAAATAACGCTGTTCAGAACTGGGGCGGTATCCAGGCTGATATGAATGGTTCCAGTGAGTTCTTTAGACAGGATCAGGAACGTTTTAGTCGCTTGGGCGCTGCAAATGATCTTGCAGATAGTCAATATGCTGCTACTGATCTTAATGAACAAAATGGTTTAGATAGTCTGAATGCACAAATAGAAGCTGGATTAATTCAGCAACAGGATTACGAAGACCGAAAAACTGCAATCATTCAAGCTGCTCAAGAGCAACGTAGTCAAATTTACAATGATTATGCTCAGAACGTTAAGGACGTTGAAGACAAGTATCAACAAGATCGATTGAACGCTCAGATTGCCCTTGGTGGGCAAATGATGGGTTCAGTTACCTCGATGTTTGGTTCTATGTTTGGCGAACAATCCAAAGCTTACAAGCTTATGTTTGCAGCAGATAAAGCTTATGCCATTGCTGCTGCGGGACTTGCGATTCAGCAGAATATCGCTGCAGCTTCAAAAGTCGGTTTCCCGTATAACTTACCTTTAATAGCTGGGGCAGTTGCTCAAGGTGTCAGTATTATCGCTAATATCCGGGCAATCAAAGATCAAGGCTTTTCTAATGGTGGTTTTACTGGATCGGGTGGTAAATATGAACCTGCTGGTATTGTTCACAAAGGAGAGGTTGTCTGGTCCCAAGAAGACATTAAACGTTGGGGTGGTGTTGGATTAGTTGAAAATATGCGTAAGAGCTCAGGTCCAGAAGCATTTATCAATAACCATGCTACTAACAATACTTCAGCAGAAAATGTCTTTAATCGTTCTTTCCTCAGTTCAAAAGCATTTAATGATAATCAAACGATTTCGAATATTTTTAATCAACCTATTCGAGAAAATCAGATTATTACTAAAGGCTTTGCGAACGGTGGATTTACTGGAGGGGTTGTTTCAAAACCAACTGCTTCCGCGCGTTCTGAATTATTCCATGACGGAAAAATTTATTTCTCTTCAAATGGTTTAGTTCAGGATCGTTCAAATCTTGATGAGGTTCAGGACTTCACTTTAGGGCAATCGTCACGTCCTCAGGCTGAGATTATGCCTTTTATTGAGCCATCTTCTCCAACTATCAATTTTAAAATTGAAGTTGTGAATCAGGTCAGCGGTGCAATAGTTGAGGCTGAACAACTGGATGAGAAGACTGTCCGGATCATCGTAAGAGAAGAACTGGATAAGCAACTCCCTAAAGCGGTACCTAGAATTGTAGGAGATCAAATCGAGAATCCTAATTCTACTATTAGTCGCTCCTTAAGGGATAACACTACTGCTAGACGTAATCGAATGTAATGATAGGAACCCTTTTCGGAGGGTTCATTTTCATAATTTTTAAATTTCAATTTGATAGAGTGTTTTAGGGTTAAAGATATGGTCATGACATGAAAAAAATAATTGTAATTTCTGCAGTAGTTTTAGGCCTTACTGGGTGTGCCATTCCTGCAGTAAATAATCTCGTAAGATCTACGAATATGTATCAAGATGAAATAGCAGGTGATACAGCGAATCTAAGGGTTTATAGAAGTAATATACCCATGGTGCAGTTCTATATTAGTTATCAAAATAATAAGGGTGAAAAAATTTCTAAAAACCTTATAACGAAGCAGATAACAAATAATTTAACAAAGTATGGCTCAATGCATGAGCCAAAAACATTGAATATGCCTAAGCCAACAATCGCTTTGAGTAACGGTGAAGAGTTTTTTGAGTTTAAGGTACCTGCAAATAAGAAAATAACTTTCAGGCTTACTTCAGTTATTGGATCAACTACTACATATAGTTGTGATGTAAAAATGGACTATAAATTGGAAAGAAATAGAAGTTATGAATTGATCCGTTTTAAACAGATCAAAGATTTTGTGAATCCAGCTTTACTGACTGAACCATCTCAAGATGGAACCTACTGCAAGTTTGTAGTGAAAGAGATTTTTGAAGATGGTAAAGAAACTATTATTAAATCGATTTCTTAATGTTAAATCGTTTTTGTAATTAATTTAAATATCTAAACCTTATTTCATCAAACCACCCTTCAAGGTGGTTTTTTATTGCCTGAAGGAAAGTTATGTACAAGTTAAAGCTAAATCCTCAGACCAGCGGTTATGGCGTAACACCGGGTGATGATGTTAAGCGTCAACAAATGGATGGTGGGCGTGGACGCTATTACATTGATGTAAAACGTAACAGCCACATTGTCGATGTGAACTGGAATTTAAGTAAAACTGATTTCAACAAAATGATGGCTTTTTGGCGACTTTACCAGAACAAGCCTGCTTCATTTTATGCGGATCTGGTCATTGATCAGGGCACACGTCAGCAATACCAATGCAACTTTATTCCCGAGTCTTTCAAAACTAATGAAGTGAATGGAAATCTATACCGGGTAACCGCACAGTTGGAAGTCATTCAAAACCAGCCGAATCTAACAGCTGATGCAGCCTTGATCAAAGATTGGGAGGTCTAATGGATAACGAATACGCCAAATTCTTTCTCAATCGTAAAGTTGATATCTATCAACTGGAGTGTATTGAATTATTACATCCATCTTTTCTAAATACTTATCGTGTTGTCCGTAATGATGATCGTGGTGTCTATGTTCAGCATACAGAAGGAGCAGGTCAGGTCTTTTATGAATACCTACCCATGTCAATTCAAAGATCTGGAATGTTGGGTGATCTGGACCAGACCTTAACTGTTTCAATTTCCGGACTTGGTGATGTGCTGCCAGATGAGTTTGAGCGGGTAATTGAGGGACAGTATTCAGACGTTAAGCCTACCGTAAATTATCGCCTTTATAGTTCAGACAATTTGAATACACCAATCCATTATTTATTAGGACTACAACTTTCAGGTGTATCAATGAATCATAAAGCTGTGACATTCAAGGCTGAATCACCACGATTAAATACTGCGAAGACTGGAGATATTTTTGCATTGGATCGCTTTAGTGGTCTGAAGGGAGCTGTATGAAAAGTCATGATCATTTGCTTGATAAGCAATACGATGAAGAGCAGTACAACTGTGTACATTTTGCCCATGAAGCTGCTTTAGATTTATATGGAATAGATCGGCGTGAAGCTTTGGATTTATTCATGCAACCTAAAGGCAAAATTACTTTCCTACCATCAAGATTAAAACTCTTAAATCCGCTGCCCTTGCCCAAGGAGGGCTGTATAGTCGCCTTCCATCCTAGACAAAGAAATAAGCCCCCGCATGTGGGGCTTTTTCGTTTAGGTCGTGTACTGCATCTAATGGAGAGTGGGGTTACTTATTTAGCTGAAGACGTCATCAAAGCAATGGGGTTTAATCGGGTCAGTTACTATGATTAAGATTATTTATAAACAGGATCCTTTGTCTGAAGAGAAGACAATTGAATATGCTCATACAATAGGGCAATGGCTAACTTCCAAATACGAATCTATGCCGGAACATGTCCGTATTTTTCATACCGCAAGTAATATGGATCATGCGGAAATTTCATTTGCCAATGAAGTTACACCTAAGAATGCCCATGACTTAAAACAGCTTGATTTCTTACCTGGTACTTTCATTGTGATTGAAAACCCGAAAGGTATGCCAGCCCTCATTGCGGCAATCGTATCTATTGTTTTAAGTGTGGCTGTTGCATTTTTAATGCCCGCACCATCGATTGCTCAAACCAATCAGAATAACAACCAATCCTCATCTGCAAATAACGAACTTTCAAATCGCGAAAATAAGATGCGGGTGAACGGTCGTATTACAGATAACTATGGTGCTGGATGGAATACACCTGATCTGATTGCTGTGCCTTACAAGGTTTATGAAAACAATGTTGAGGTTGAGCATATTGTTGGTTGTATTGGTCGTGGCCACTATCAAATTAATGGCGCGTACGATGGTGAAACCAATATTGTTGATATTGCTGGGGCATCAGTAGAAGTCTTCCGTCCAGGCGTCGATATTGTTTCTGGACAACCTTATTTTTCTGTCGGTACTGAAATTACCACACCGCCTTTAACTGTTCAGCATCAAAACTCAGTGAATGGTCAGGTCTTACGTCCTGCAGATACTCAAAGTCTGGAAGGCACAAATTATCTTCTTTTTGCTTATCCAAACGAGATCCTACGAGCAGCTGCAAACAATACCGATTTAACGACAAAGTTTGTTAGTAATGATCGCGTTGAAATCACCAATGCTTCTTTTACGTATAACGGGCAAACATACGATTTAAACGGTACTTATAGCGTTTTATCCGTTGCAGATGACCGGATGGCATTGTCTAACCCAGCAGCAGTTAATCCAAACTGGTTAAAGCTAAAAGAACTCACTAACCAGCAAACTGGTGCTTTATCTCCAAAGCTTTCATCCATTGGTGAAAAGTGGATTGGTCCATTTATCTTGGACAACATTGAGCGTAGTCGTGTCATTTTTAACTTTGTTGCCAGTAATGGGCTTTATACCGTTTCTTCAGGGGGCAATCAGGCAGCTGTCAATGTCACGATTGAGGTTGAAGTTACTCCTGTGAATGAATCGGGTGCTGCAATTGGTAATCCAATGCTGAAACAGATCATTCTGAAAGGTTCAGCAAAGTCACGGCAGACTATTGGTGCAACGCTGGATATGGTCACATTTCAGGGGTGTTGTAGTGTCCGTGCACGTCGTTTAACTCCGACTCCAGCAGTCACAACTGTTGTTGATGAAGTGAAGTGGCAAGCACTATATGGTGCATATCCATTGCAAAGCACAACGTATGAGCATGAAACGGTTTTCCGTGCACGTACTTATGCAACGACTGGAGCATTGTCGGTTAAATCTCGAAAGATCAATTTCGATCTTCAGCGGATGTTACCAACCTATAAAAATGGAGCAATGACAACAGAGCTATTTCCAACATCAAGCTTTGCTGATGCACTGGTCTCAATGGCACTGGATGACAAGATTGGCCGCCGTACGATTGAAGAGATTGATATAGAAAACATCTATCGTACTTATAACGATATTGTTGATTATTTTGGCACACCTTTAGCGGCTGAGTTCTGTACAACGATTGATGATACAAACCTTTCGTTTGAAGAACTGGTCACCAACCTTTGTGATGCGGTCTTTTGTACAGCATACCGGCAAAATAATAAGCTTAAAATCTACTTTGAACGACCAACCGATAACTCAGTCTTACTGTTTAACTTCAGGAATATCATTCCGGATAGTTACAAGCACGACCTGACCTTTGGCTTAATGGATGACTATGATGGTTTGATCTATGAATACACGGATCCGACCGATGATAGTCGCATCAATATCTACTTGCCAGATAAAGGAGCCAAGAATCCAAAAGAGGTGAAATCGGTAGGTGTTCGTAACAAGTGGCAAGCTCACTTTAATGCGTACCGGCTTTGGAACAAGCTTCGCTTTCAGCGTAAATCTATCACCTTTGATGCAGCACCAGAATCAGAATTACTGGTTTTACGCGACCGTATTGCCGTAGCGGATTACCGCAATGGCATCCATCAAAGTGGGGAAGTGGTAAAGCAAGAAGGCTTAATTCTTACATTGAGCCATGATGTCGATTTCATAGCTGGCAAGAGTTATGTCATTTACTTGCAAATGGGAGATGGTACCGTAGATTTGATTCCTATTACTGCTGGATCTGCCAAGAACAAAGTAGTTTTAGGGCGGTTGCCAAACAGTGCTCTTAAATTGAGTGCAGATGATTTCATTAATACGATCTATACGGTTGTTAATGATGATACGAAGGACTCACTACCTTATTTGGTTGCAAAGAAAGATCCTGTAGACCAATTCTCAAATACGATAACTGCAGTGAATTACGATGTGCGGTATTACCTCAACGATAAAGACTTTATTGACGTGCCAGTTGATGATTCACCAATTTACATTCGATATGACCAGTTAGATATTAATCTTGCACGTTTATATCAGATGCAAAGAGGCGACTTGCCAACTACAGGCGAAATTAGCTTCGTGGTTGAGGCGGGTGCTTTGGTATCCAGTTCAAGTTCACTTAGGACTGAAACTAAAATGATTTATAAACATACTTATGATTCAGAAACTAAAGAGTTCATTGTTCCTGCCGCATCTGAACTACCAGCGATTGATACAGGTGAATTTCCTTCCGGTCTTATCGTAAATCTTACGATTAAGGGTGCAGTTGTCGGGCGTGGTGGTGATGGTGGGCTTCCTCATTTAGCGTATGGCGGCCGGTCTAGTGATCCGAACTATTCTTTTACCAGAACGCGCCGTGATGGGTTCCAAGGTGCACCGGGTTTAATGAACCGGCACAGCAAATTGAATTTAATTATTGATGGCGGGACATTAGCGCGTGGAGGTTCAGGTGGAGGTGCTACACCAAGTGGCATCTACACTGAACTTGGTTATGGAGTGCAAGGTGTTCCTGGTGGAGCTGGGGCACCGTTTGGACGGGTTATGACAGGACAGCCAATCTACAATGATACTCAGGACTGGCGATGGTACTTTATTGATAGCTTTATGGTAGTAAAAGTCACTGATGCTGAAGCTGAGATGCCGGGTAAAGGATACCGTACTCAAAATGATCGTTATGGATCTCCTTTATCCGGTGATGGCGGAGGCTGGGGCCAGCGCGGTACCAAATCCACTAATGATGGAACTTGGAACTGGAATTACCACGGAACAATTGAAGGGCAACCGGGTGCAGGTGGTACTGCAATTGTGGGAGTTGCACCACTGACAACTAAATTGATGAATGGAGGGAAGATTTTACAAACCCTTTAATCTAATAAGCACCCATGGAGGGTGCTTTAATGATTTTAATTTTTAGCTTAATCAGACTTAAAACTTAAGGACTAAGATTACCTTCAATATACTGGTTGCTTGAACTTGGAGAATCATAATAAACCAAGTTCGATTGGTTAATATTAAAAATATAAGTATCAGGATTATATTGAATTTTACTAAATGAATTTGGATCAACTTTACGGCTACTATTAGGGTCAAAATTACTTACAAGTTCAAAATCTGTAACTTTATTATTTATTGTTTTTACCCTAATAAAATCATAAATATTAGATGCTCCAGTATTAAAATTAATAATATTATGATTAGTAAACTGTATAAATTGGAGCTTTCCATCTAAAGTACTTTGAAAATTTCCATTATTATCATATATATTTAATACATGATTCTGATTGCTACTTGGGATGACGCCAATATTAGGAGGATTAACAGCAAGCTCCCCGTTAATACTTCCGTTAAGTTCAATTGTAGACTGTGTATTTCTAAGATTAGTTTTATTAAATTTGACCTCACTTTTTCCTGTATTTTTATCTACTGCCGTAGTGATGTTTGTACAAGGATATGCTATAGAGCTACAATTAAACACTTGGGTTGAATTAGATGTCTGGTCAATAAGCTCAATGCCGATCGGTTGGTTGCTAAAATTATTACTCTCATATCGCAATGTAATTTTATATATATGATTATTATTGCTTTGATCTTTTATCGAGAAGTTGTATTCCAATTGATTTTCAGATGGTTCGAATAAATTGTTGTTTTTAAAGAATCCTTGTTTATACAAATATAGAGGTTGATCAGTATCATTAGTTGCTTCTTTGACTTTTAAAGAGAACGACGTGTTGTCTTTTATTAAAGTCAATTGACTATCTATGAAGTTTCTTAAGGGTGGAGACTGTTCATCATTATCACCTCCACATGCACTTAACATGAAACATAAAAAAATTGGTATAGTCCGTATAATATTATTTTTCATAATATGTTCTCCTTAACAGCTACTTTTACATTCTAGACAAATCTAAAATTTAATAACTAAGAGTTAACCAAAAGAAACATTTAAAAAATCTCATAATAATTGATTTCATTCAAGATTTTGATTTTATTATCAATTGTAAGTGAGGTGAAATTAAAGTCGGGAAAATTCATATTTCTAAAAATTTATATAACTAAATTATTTAAAGATTTAAATAATACTTCTCATTAAATGCAATTAAGAGGTAATACAATGGCTACAGTAAATGCAACTGATGTAATTGATGGCGATAAAAACCAACATGAAATAAATAATGTAACTTTAGCACATGGATATGCCCATTGGCGTGATCTTCGTGAGTTCGGGACTGTTCTAGCGGATCAAACCACCGATCACACAACCCTAATTTTAAATGTATTATCTCAATTAAATGAAGGGGAAGCCCTATATATTCCGCGCAATGTAAAGTGGAGTGCGACATCAAATCCTAGTGCAGTTTATGCAGCAATGAAGGATAACTGTGTTCTTATTGATGATTCAGGATATGAGGATCGATATTCAACGAATTTTTGGCAGGCATCACAACAGATCTATTTTAAAACTAAAGATTATGGTATGTCAGGTAAAGCTAATGGCAATGGTTTGAATATTCGTGGAGAATATCATCCTTATTATAATTTAGAGAATGATGCCATTCGAGGGACCGGTGGTTGTCGTTCGTCAGTTTTATTTCGATTTAATGACCCAACTATCACTGATTCATTTCAAATTGGTGGGGATGTAACTGATGCAGCTACGGCTCACATTGGTATAGCTTTGAACGGGAAAGATCCAAATAGTAATGAAGATCTATCAACTAAAACTTTGAAGATAGGAGGGTTCCAATCTGTTTCCCCTGGTGGGTGGGCTCTTAACATGGATTTAGTCCAGGATGTGACGCTTAATGTGGGGAAAAGACAGATACGCTTTGCCCAAGGTACACCTGAAGATTATGCTGCATGGCAAGCGGCTAACCATGTAATTCGTATTAGTCAGCCAAGTGGACATACGGGTGCTTTTAGCAAGCTTTGGTTCAAAGGATCTGTATTGCAACACCGTGAAGATATTACGGATTCTGGCGACCGAATATTCACACCAAAAACTTCAGGCAATGGTTCAATGGTTTATACAAACCTCAATGAACTTGGTGGTTTTAAAAAACGAGTAATCACTGGGTCAATAGGGGCAACTGTTTCGTCTATTTACTCAAATGGGTATTGTTCTAATTTCGGTGCAGCAGGTGCGCAAATTGTAAATTTACCGGTTCCAACAAAAGGCTTAACTTTCGAATTTGGTATTGATGCTGCTCAAAATGTACGAATTGTACCAAACGCTGGAGCTAATTTTATCGGTAAAGCAGCTGACAAATACATGGAAAGTAATACCCTTGGTAGTAAGTTGCGCGTAATCGCTCTTAACGCTACCACGTGGGCATTTGACCGTTCAGGTACTTGGACTGATCAAGTCTAAATCTCAACAACTAATTACTACAGGCCCTTTGCTTAACAACTTAGGGCTTTTTTTATTGCCTATTTTTGGAGAAATAAATGGAACCAGTTTCCACTAGCGGTTTAACAGCAATTTTAAAGTTTTATGGTGCGGCAATCATGGTGACTTTAGCGGTTGCCCTAGTTGCAGCAGTTGTATTAATGACACGTATGCCACGCTCACCACAAGAGTGGGCGGTAGGTTTGATCTGTACAGTTGTTTCAAGTCTTGCAGGCGGTTCATTCATTATTGTGAAATGGGGGCTTCATGAATGGGTTACTGATGTTTGGGGGATGATTACCTTAGGGGGCTTCTTCTTTGTTTGCGGATTACCGGGTTGGGCTTTGGTCAGATGGATCTTTAATTTCATTGATAAACAGGAAGGCAAAACGATCCTTGATGTAATTAAAGCCATCAGAAATGCCAAAAATGATATTGAAAGTTAATACCACCTTCGGGTGGTTTTTTATTTTTACGTGCAGGAAAACGGGTATGAAGAGTGCGTCAATTAGCAGAAACAATTTTTTAACAAAGACAGCGGAAGTCCTTCCGCCTGATATTAAAAAACGGATGGGGGTAAAGTTCGGCTATTAATTCTATAGGAAGTAAAAAATGTACTTTATCCCAAAAAGCAAAAACCCCAGTGTTGGCGCACTGAGGTTTTTTATCAACTTAACCTGAGCTAGATTAAGGAGAAGATATATCTATATGGAGCATTTTAAACCAATAGTGGAGCTTATGAAAGTGTCTATTGAAAAGTACGGCTTATGGCAAACAATAGTTGCATTTATTTTTTTGTTTTCCATACCAATCTTAATATGGAAGCTGGATGTAATAATTGCTTCTATAAAAGCATAAATCAACTTAAAAAACAGCGCCACCTTCGGGTGGCTTTTTTATATCTATAAGGAAAGTGAAATGAACATTGAACAATATCTTGAAGATCTTATTAAACGTGAAGGCGGATATGTGAATAATCCTGCTGATCAAGGTGGTGCAACTAAATATGGCGTCACTGAAGCAGTTGCTCGAGCAAATGGTTTTAAGGGCAATATGAAGGATTTGCCCCTTGAAACTGCAAAGGCAATTTATAAAAAACAGTACTGGACTGCTCCGCGTTTTGACCAGGTGAATACAATCAGCTCAGCAGTGGCCGAAGAGCTGTTAGATACTGGTGTGAATTGCGGTCCCGGTTTTGCAAAACCTCTTTTACAACGTGCTTTGAATTTGCTGAATAATCAAGGTAAGGGTGGCTGGCCAGATCTTTCTATAGATGGAATTTATGGTCCAGCTACGTTAAGTGCTCTAAAAACTTATTTGGCCAAGCGCGGCAAAGAAGGTGAAAAAGTATTAGTTCAAGTGCTAAATATCATGCAAGGACAACGTTACATCGAAATCTGTGAGCGAAATCCTAGCCAGGAACAATTTTTCTATGGCTGGATCGCTAACCGCATTTCACTATGA